ATGCGCCACCAGGTCCCGCCGCGCCCGTTGAAGCGGGATGGCATGTGGTATTTGATCCGCCGCGTCCCGGCCGAATTCGCTCATCTCGATCGACGCCGGCTGGTCAGGATCAGCACGGGCATCGCCGTTGCGGACGATCCGAGAGCGGTGCGTGCTGCGGAGGCTGTCCGACACCTCTATGCCGAGCTCTGTGCGTATTGGCGTGGTCTTGCCGACGGCCAGTCGGCCGAGGTGCGCATACGTTACGATGCAGCCCAGCGGCGCGCGCAGCGGCTCGGCTTTCAATACAAAACGGCGGCCGAGCTCGCGGAGGGGCCGCTCACCGAAATCCTCGACCGCCTCAGATCGCTCACAGACCGCGAGAAGGTCGAGGAAGAGCTTGAGGTCACCGCGGTCCTTGGAGGGGAGGAGCGGCCGGCGTTCAGGGTTTCCGACCTGCCCACGCAATACGAATTGCTGGCGCGCTCCGGGTTGGCGGCGCTGTCGGACGACCAGAAGCGCAAATGGCGCAACCGGCTGAACCTGGCGACGGAGAACTTCGTCCAGCTCGTCGGCGACAAGCCGATCGCCGACCTCACCAGGTCAGACGCGCTCGCGTTTCGCGCGTGGTGGCAGGACCGGCTGGCCGCTGAAGACCTCGATATCGATACGGCGAACAAGAACCTCGGCTCCCTCCGGAAAATGTTCGAAACGGTCAACAACGCACACGACCTCGGGCTGAAGGCAGTTTTCACAGGCCTACGCATCGCAGGCGCCGTCACCAAGCGGCGCGCCGCGTTCACCCCTGAATTCGTGCAGGACCGGGTCCTGGTGCCCGGCGCGCTCGGCGATCTCAATGAGGAGGCGGCCGACATTCTGCGCGTTGTTGCGGATACCGGCTTAAGGCTCTCGGAAGTCTGCAATCTGCTCCCGGTGAGGATCCATCTCGACGGAAAAATACCCTTCGTCGAAATCCGCGCTGACGGCCGCAAGCTCAAGACGCCCGACTCCGAGCGCGACATCCCTCTCGTCGGCGTCGCGCTCGCCGCGATGAAGCGGCATCCAAACGGATATCCCCGATATCGCGATAAGTCGGCTTCGCTTTCGGCCTTGGTCAACAAGGTGCTCGACCAGAAGGGTTTGCTGCCGACCGCCAAGCACAGTCTCTATTCGCTGCGGCATACCTTCGAAGATCGGCTCACTGCGATCGAGACGCCCGAAAAGGTCGTCTCGTCGTTGATGGGGCACAAATGGATCCGCCCGAAGTATGGCGTCGGGCCGAGCCTCGCCCTGAAGCACAAATGGCTGTCGCGGATCGCCTACAACGTGCTCTGAACTGCCCGCGGCCGCTCGACTGTCGCCGGTAGCGCCGCCAGCAGCCGGCGGGCTCGCTCAATGCTCGGTACCCGCCGGCGGGCCTCATCGACCTCGCGCTCGAGCCGGTCCATGATGGGCGCGTAGGCCTCACCGTGCCGGCACACGATATAGGCTGCCATCGTCAGGGCCTCCTCAAGCTCGGCCAAGGTGGGGGCGGATCGCGCCGCGCGGGTCATCATCCGACCCCGCCCGCGATGGACAGATAGGCGGTATCGCCCTCGGTCCATTCGGCTAGGCCGCCAGCCCATTTGCCGGCGTTCCATTCCCTCTTTGCCGGCCGCTCGCTCACAACCGCCCCTTTTCAGAAAGGGCAGCGAGAGGCAGCGTCATGGCGACTGTGGTGGCCTTGCGCACGGCGTTCCGGCTCGTGATCATGATGTAGCCGTCGACGAACTCGACCCGGCACGAGTTCATGCTGCCGCGGGCCGTAACCTTGCAGGGCTGGCCTTTTCGGCCGTGCCGGTCCCAGCGGTAGATGTAGGGCAGGGTCTCCGTGGGGGTGGGAGGCGCCGCGGTCATGATGCGCCTCCCTGGACCAGAGCGCGGGCGGCGGCGATGAAGATGTCGAAGCGGATGGTAGGGGCCGCTATCATCGCATCAGGCTCCAGAAGAGCCATGCGGAAAGCGAAAGGTTCAAAGCTATTGAGAACCTTAGGGCTCGCCCTTCGGAAAGCGATGCCGGCGGCAGAAGCAAAACTCGGCCCGCCAGGAAGAGGGTGAAAATAGCTGGGACTAGCCACCATCCAAGAGTATCGCTCATGCGGCCTCTCCTGCGCAGATCAGGCCGCACTCAGCGTCGAACTCTTCATCGTCGATCGGATCGAACAGGCCGGGGTTCCGGCGGACTTCCTCAGCGAGACCGGCGATGCTGTCGCGGCGATCGAACCAGCCGCGCTCTTGCTTGCCCCGCTGGGCGCTTTCGTTGGCCGACCACCAGGCGGCGGCCTCGGGGCGCTTTTGAATGATCCGCTTCTTGATACCCCGCCCCTTCATGAAGCAGAGGTCGCAGTTGCCCTCCCATGGCTCCAGCCCGAGATCGAAGTCCTGCGCCCGCCAAAAGGCCATGACATCGGCCTTCGTCACGCGCGCCCGAGAGAGCGGATAGGCACACTTTCGGCCGTACTTGTCGGCGTTCGCCATGCCCTTGAGGATGCGATGGCCTTCGTCGTATCGAAGGCCGATGACCTCGGTGTAGCTGCCTGCTTCCCATCCGAAGGTCGCTGCCAGGCCGTTGAGCGGCAGGATCTTGAGATGCTGGGTGCACCAGCGTTCTTGCCAGTTTGGCAGGCGCTGCTTCTTGTCGATCAGGGCTTGGAAAGGCTCGCCCTTCCGGCTCGCGCTGTTGAAGCCCACCTCGGCGTAAGGCGCATGCTTGTAGTCGCGCCACTCCAGCCAGTAGATGTGAACTCCCCAGCGCGAGCCGCATTCATGGACGAAGCGCAGGGTCTCCTCGCGCTCCTTGCCGGTATTCGCGAAGGCGACGACAACGTCTTCCGGCAGATCCCCGCCGTGCGCGGTGATGATCTGATGCAGCATGAAGCCGCTCGTCCGGCCGCCGCTGAACGAGATCAGGGCCGGGCCGGTGATGCGATAGGGATTGGTGTCGCTCATGGGTAAGTCTCCGCCTCTGGCGCGGTCCAGAACTGAAGCGGCGTTGCATAGGACAGCATCAGGGGGTGGCGCGGGTGACCGTCACTGGTGACACCCAGGCAGTGCAGGTCCTTTCCGAGGCTCTCCGCGATTGCCGTCACGACGCGCCAGCGGGTCCTCAGGATCGGCGGCAGCTTGGCCAGCGATCCCCAGGCAACGATGACGATGTCGGCCTCCGCGAAGGCCGCTCGGATATGGGCGTCGTTCTCGCGTCCCACCGGATCCGCCACAGACGCGGCGTGCAGCTCGCGCACGTCTGTGGCGACGAACGCGAACTTGTTGACCATGGCGAACCGGCCGATGCCGTTGCGCACGGCAAAACCGTAGATCTTGTGGATCGTCTGATCGTCGACCTCGCTGCCGGCACGGGATGGATTGACACCGCAAATCGCCGCGCTGCGGCCCGGCAGTCCGAGATCGCGATCCAACCGAAGGCGGAAAGCTCCACATGGCGAGAAGATCGCAGAGCGCTTGATGAACATCTCGCTCATGACGCGCCGCCCTCGACGAGGAGCGCGATAAGCCGTTCGCAATGCTCGTCCTGGATCCCGTGGTCGAACGAGGTCAGCACGAAGCGGTCGGCCTGCGCCGGCAGCATGTCGTCATCGTCGTCGACGATGGCGAAGGTCGTGACTTCTGGATGGCGCCCCAGCCATTCGGCGATTTCGGAGCCGCGAACGTTGGTCGAAACGATGATCTCGTGCTCGTTGATGACGAGCGGCAGATCGCGGGTGCGCCAGTCGTCGTGGAAATGGTCGCCGATGCCCCAATCGACGAGACAGCGGACAAACGGGCTGTTGCGGCCGTCGCGACGCCAAGTCGAGGACAGCACGATCTTGCAGCCCGTGACGGTAATGACGCGTAAGACGCGGCCGACCTTGTCCAGGTCGTACCTCGCGGGCTCGCGCCGGCCGTGGCCCCACGAGCTCCGGCAGTTGATGACGCCATCACAGTCGAGGAAGAGGACGGGGGCGGGGGCGGTCACTGGCGGCGCTCCATCCGCCTGTCGAAAGCGCCGGACTGGATCTCGCCACGGCGGATCTCGACCATTTGCTCAATATGTTCGGCCAACTCCTTCGCGAGGACCTGGCGCGAGCCATCCGGCAGGAGGGCAGCGATGATCGCGGCGGCGCCCACGGCTGCCACGGCGGCTTCGATGACGTGCGCGGTCTTCGAAAGGTCCGTCTGATCCGCAACCAGGCACGCGATGTTGTCGCGAAGCGCCAGTTGGAGATCGGCGTCGATCTGGAGTCTGTTGGTAGTGCGCGTCATGGGCGGGGCTCCTCAGGCGTTTGGGAAGAGGGCTTGCCCTCGACGGCCGCGCGTCGGCGGAGGAAGGCCTCGGCCTCCTCGGTCAGCCGGGCGGCGGCCGGATCGGTGTCGGTGGAGCCGGGCGCGATGACGACGGGCTCAACACGCCAGCCCGCAGCCGCGGCGCGCGGCCAGCCGTCCGCCGAGATCTCGTCGCCGTCGCGGTAGAGCGACCCCATGTGGTGCATGACCTGGGCCGCGGTGGCCACACATGTCTCGGGCACGATCCCTACTCCGGGATGGTAGGCGGCAAACGCGGGCACGGACGGGATCGCAGCCTCGACGGCGTTCGGCATCCGCGCGGCCCGCTCCGGAGCGAGCAGCGGATCCAATACTTGGATGATGCGCGTCAGCCGAACTCCGTCTGGCAACGCCTCGGCTCCGGGGGCGCAGAGGGCACGCAATTCATCGAAAATGGCGGCATCGCGGGTGCTCTGCTCCGCTGCCGCGGCCTTTACGATGCCGGCGAGCTCTTCCTTGAAGGCCTCCGCGATTGCCGCGGCGGCTTCCTTCGGACCGACGCCCTCGCCGAATTGCAGCTCGCCCTCGGGTGTGATGGTCAGCAGCGGACCGGTCGACCCGTTGAAGTGGGGGCTCCTCGCGGCCATGCGATTGATGTCGAGGTAGCAGTAGCCTTCGTGCCGGACGGATTCGATCTCGCTCATAGCCGGGGCTCCTCCGACTTTACGATCCGGTAGCCGATGCCCTTGCCGGTGTAGCGATCGCCCTCCAACAGGAACGGCAGGTTGGCCTCCTCGTCGCCGACCGCGGCGGTCGGGTAGTCCGGCGACAGCCCCCACGGCAGGCCGCGGAAGCGGGCCGGCTTACCGCATTGCGTGCAGTTAATCCGGAGCTCTGCATATTTGAGCCCGGTGTCTTCGATCCGCGCGACTTTGACGTCGGCGCGGAACTCCAGGTGCTGGCAGGTGGTCACATCGTCGCTCATGACGCGCCCCCGGCGGTCTGCACCGAGGCGCTCAAGAGGACATGGGCCAGAGCCCAGCCCGCCGGGGTCAGCCAGACGTAGCCATTGCCAGCGAGATCGACCAAGCCCATGCCGGTGATCTGGCGGCCCTCCTTCTCCGACCAGCGCGCGACAAAGACGCGCCGCTGGCACGTTGCGGCGCACCAGCCCTGATATTTGCGAGCGCGATGCTCGACGTCGCGACTTTCCACCGAGCGCGTGACGCCGCGATTTGCCGAGTCGATCGCGAGCCGGCCGATGGTCCGGATCAGCAGCAGCTCGTTGTCGGTTAGCCGGCGCTCCTCGATTGCTTCAAAGCGCGCTCCGACCGAGGCCATGTGGTTGGCCTGATCGGTCGTGAGGCCGAGCCGCTCGCCGATGGCCTTGCCCTTGAGGCCTTCGCGCTGGAGCGCCAGCGCGCGCCGCGCGAGGGTCCGGTCGATCGTGCCTGACGACATAGGGGAGACGGACGCCGACATCACAGCTCCTCGTCTTCATCGTCGAACGAGGGATCGTCTTCACTGTCGAAGTCTGAGGCGTCGTCGAGCGAGGGCGGCGCCGGCAGCCGGGCGCGATACGGCGATTCGTACGGCTTGTTGGCCTCGAGCACCGCGGCCTCGGTGGCCGGGGTCAGCGAGAAGATGGCCCCGCCGCTATAGAAATGCGTCTGCCAGGTCTCGGCTTTCAGCACCGGCGGTGCGCCGGCGTCGTCGCCGCGATCGATGATGACCTTCGGCACGTCGATCCGGATCATCTTCGAGCCGAAGCGCTCTTCCTCGCGATATCGCCCGGCATGGCGCCGGTGGCCCATGATCTCCAGCATGCCCCAATCCCAGCCATCCTCGGGCGGGGGCGGCGCGACGGCTTCGATGGTGTCCATGTTCTTGTTCCTCACCTGTTTGAGGGTCAGCTGCCGATGTGGGCAGCCGCCCAGAAGGTCATTGCCAATGCACCGGCGGCGCCCGCGATCATCACGGCCAGCACGATCCGCTCGACGATCGTCATGCCGGCGCCTGCCATTCCCACCAGCCTTGGGCGCCGCGAGCGGGCACCGGCGGCTCGAAATGTTCGATGGCGGAGACCGGCCATCCCCAAGTCGAGTGAGCGGCCCGGTCCGAGTCGTTGACGGGTGCGCCGAAATCGCGCGCGATCACGCTTCCGAGGACGGGCGACCCGAAGAACGCGGTGCCGAGCACGCAGCTGCGCGGCAGCTTCTCGGGCTCGTCGCGCCAGGACCTGAGGAGCGGGAGGGCTGATTTGTAGAGGCCGACCGTCCACGGCTCCGGCCCCTCGAGCCGCCGGATCAGGTCGTTGATCTCGTCGACCTTCACGGCGCGCGCGCCGGCGTGGACGCCGTGCCGCTTGTTGCGCAGCGCCACCGGCAGTTCCCAGCCGCGGAACTCGTACGGCTTGACGCCCGCCATGATCAGGCTGGCCCACGGCTGCCAAACGGTGATCACCTTAATGACCGGCATCGGACCGCCTCAGGCCGCGGCCTGCCGGCCGGCGACGGCCCGCATGACGTTCAGCACGGCGGCTTCGGCGCCGGCGGCAACGACGGCCGGCCAGAGCTTCAGGACTTCACCGCCGTTTCGGGTCGCGAGCGCCGCGGCTTGGTTCGCGATCGCCGGATCGGGCTTACCATCCGGGGAGAGCCCCTCGAAGAAATACGCGGGCGTCACCTCGAGCACGGCGGCGATCTGGCAAAGGCGCGAGGCCGAGACGCGGTTCAGCGCCTTCTCGTATTTCTGCAACTGCTGAAATGTGACGCCGATGGCCTCGCCCAGCCTCTCCTGGCTGATGCCGAGCTGCGTCCGGCGCAGGCGGATGCGCAGGCCGACGTGGCGGTCGGCGTCACGGACGGATTCGGAAGGTTTCATGATGGCAACTCCTTGTTGCTGGGGCGTCAGCCCCGTTCCGACAGCGCGGCGGCGCCCGCCGCGTTGATCTCGGCCATCCGAGCGGCGTCGCCGCCCGGCTTGTCGGGATGGTGGTTGGCCGCGAGGCGGCGGAAGGCGGTGTTGATCTGCTCGGGCGAGGCATCACCCTTGATGCCGAGCACCTCGGACCAGTGGCGCGTGGCGGGCGCCGGCAAGGCGGCGAGCCCCTGGAATGTCGCGCGCACCATCTCGATGCCGGCGTGACGGAGCTCGGTCCGGCGCGCCTCGACGACGTGCACGATGGCTTGCAGATTGTCCGCCGGCGTCTGGTAGCGAGCGCAGGCGAGCGCGGTCCACATGCCGGCCAGCCTGAACCAGACGGCAACACCGGGATCGGAGGGACGGTCGACGCCGAGGGTGGCGTTGGACGAGATCACGAGCTCGACCTGGCGCTCGCCCATTTCGGAGAGCAGCTTGTGGAGGCCGTCGCGGATGTTGCCGATCGCGCCGTTAAGGCTCGTCCGGAACTGCGACTTCACGGTCGCTTTCGGGCGCGACAGGCTCGACGGCCAGCACAGAGGATAAGGAGTCGGGGTCATGCCCGGCCCTCCGTCGGTTCGTTGGTCGATGCGGGCGCGGCCGGTCGACGAGCAGGGCGCTCAAGGTGAAGGGGCGGATCGTCCGCAACCCGAAAACGGAGGCCGACGAGCTTGATTTGGTCCTTGAGAATGCGCGCGAACTTCTGGCTCGAGCCGAGCACGTTCTTCTGCAGGAGCTCGTTGTCCAACTCTTCGGCGGTCGCCTTCAGAGCCGTCACCAACCGGTTCTCGATCGCGCCCAGTTCCTTCGCGGGCCCGGCGTTCAACCAGCTATCGAGCGCATCGAAAAGGGATATGGCCTGCGTGATCGTCAGGACGATCTCGATGTTTTCGAAGCGAAGACCGAGATCGGTTCCACTGAGGCCGTCCGGATCACGCAGTTGAGCGCCGATCTCGCCGTTCCAATGGAACTCGTTCTCACGGACATCGATGAAGGTCTCCGCCATCAGTCCGCCCCCCACATAGCCGTGGGCATGGCATCATGGGTGCGGCCAGCGAGCATCCGGCCCGCCGCGCGCTTGCCGACGCGCTTCATATAGCGGGAGCCGGGCTCCGCGCTCCGCCAGGTCGACGCGAATAACTCCTCGCTCGGCCGGCCCGAGGGGTGCACGACGACTACACGTCCCGAGCGGACCTCGGCCCCAAGGTCACCCCCCGGCTGCGGCTTATAAGGAGCCCATTCGCCCCACTGTTTGAAAAAGTAGGCGACGCCAGCAGCTTCGCATTGGTTCCGGATGTCGAGCGGCCACAGCAAGTGCATTGGCCGGGCCTGGGGCCCGCTCTCGCCGCCGCAGATGACCCAGTCGATCTCGTCGAGCCAAGGCGTCAGGTCGATCCGGCCGAGCATCGGCTCGATGCTGAGCCCCACCCAGCGGATGCCGAACTTCTTCTTGAGGGCGATCAACCGCGGGATGTCGCGATCGGCTTCTTCCTGATTGACGACAGTGGCGATGAGCCCAGCGTGGCGAGGCCAGGTCGAGCGGCCGATCGCCGCGAGACGCTTCTCGACGACGCTGATGCGCTTCGTGACGATCTGGATCGCGATGCGGTTACAGAGATCGATCTGGGTCCAGGCCGCCGCGAACCAGTCCAGCGGAACCTCGGTATCGAACAAATCCGACATCGATTGGATGAACACGCGCCGGCGGATGCCGCACGACCCTGGCAACTGACCGAACGTGTAGTCGGTGGCCCAGCCGGCGTGGGCGTTGTCCAGACGCTTGATGAGCGCTGCTGCGCTCGCGATCCGCCGCCGCGGCGCGCCGACGCCCCAGTGCGAGCCGCCAACGCGCTTATCGAAGGCCTCGGCGTAGCAGATCAGGCAGCCCGGGCCGACTTTCGTGCAGCCCCACCAGAAATTGACCGTGGCATCGGTCCATTCGACACCGGTCGTCTCACCCATGGCCGGACCTCGCGCGCAGTTCGGCCGCGAGCGCGGGATTGACGATCTCCCAGTCCTCGATCTGCATGCACTCGTCGCAGACCGGCTCGTTATCGACGAGATGCCCGTCGTCGGGACCGATCGCAATTTCGCAGCGGATGCAGCTGCCCCAGCGACCGTCCTCGAACCAGGTCGCCGTGCGGCGATCGGCGGCGTGCTCGTGGGCTTCAGCCATTGGCGACGCCCTCCGGCTGATAGGCGGCGATCTTCTTGGCGGTCGCCCAGCACTGCGCGACGATGTCGTTCATCGAAGTGCAGCGTTTCTCCTGCCAGGTCGCGCGATAGGCGTCGGCGTCGGCTTCCGACATCCTCGTAATGGCGTCCTCGAACAGGGGGCGCTCGTGAGGCGGGCAGACAAGGAAAGAGGCATAGGCTCGGCTGTAGGAGGCCAAGCGCGCCGGATCGCTCCAGAGCGCGTCGTAGGACGCCCGCAGCGCGTCATCGATCCCCGCCGGTCGCTCGTCGGTCTCGCAGTCACGAACGAAATAGAAGCCAGCCGCCATCCGATTGGCGATGAAGGCCGCCTCGGTCGGGGTCGCGAAGAAGGTGATGGCGTCCGAGGGGTTGATGAGCTCGTAGAGGCGGCGGTCAGTCATTGACGCCCCCCAACGTGAGGAGGGCGGTCACGGTGCTGCCGACGACGGCGCCAGCGAGGGCACAGAACACCAAGCCGCAGAAGACGCGGCGGGCGTAGAGATCAAACATTGGGCATCTCCTCGATGAGCAGGTTTGCCGGCTTCCACTTCTCGAAGTCGGCCGCGATCTGCTGGTAGTTGATGGGATGTTGGCTCTTGAAATCCGGCCACCACGACCCGCGCACCCATGCGCCGCGCGCCGAGTCGACCTGGATCCACTGCTGTCCGACCCAGCGCCGGTGATCGATGTCGACGTGCTTGAAGTCGGAGCGGGTGATGTAGCCGCGGCGGTCCATGATCACTGCCAGCTTGATGGCGGCGATCTTCCAGTCGGTCAGCTGCAGCGGCGCCGAGGCGCCGGCAACGACGTCCGGAACGTATTCTGGCAACCGGACCCGGTTGACGGGCAGGTTCTCGAACCAATCCCGCCCCGCCCATGAGCCGAGATCGTTCCGCGGCAAATAGGGATAGAAGGGAGGCTGTGTGTCCGTGCGGCAGCTGATCACGGTGATGCCACAGAACGGCGCGATCAGCCGCAGGACATCGCGCCCGCTCTCGGCCGGTACCAAGACCGCGATGCAGTCCGGGCCAGGCGCCAGCGGGTCATAACGCTGCCCTTCCAGCGCCTGGCGGAGGACGGTGTCGTTGAGCCGCAGCTTGGCCTCGATGCCGATCTGGAACCCGTCGACCCGGCGCACCAGCAGGATGTCGAAGCCGCCGGTCTCGGGATAGGCGACCCATTCCGGCTCGCGCGGCGTCTTGCTCGGAATGTCTGGCCGACCCGACGGCCTGGTCGCTGCCGCGATGAAGGTGGCGCAGAGCTCGGCCTCGCTCTTGAAGGGGGCGACGCGCTTCATCACGCCACCCGATCAAATCGGATGTGCTTGCCATCGGCGTCGACGGCCTCGAGCTCATGCGGGACCCGGCGGACCTCAGCCTCGGCCTCGGCGCGCGTGTAGCGGCCGGCCGCTATGACGTCGGACGTATAGCCGCTGTAGTTCGGCCGGTAATAGGCCTTGTGATCGCGAGCCCAGATCAAATACAGGGGCTGATCGCCGAAGAGGATGCCCTTGAGCCGTTCGGCGCGACGGAAGTCCATGCGGCGAACTGCTGTGGCGAGCTCGCCTTCGAGACGGTCGCGACGCTGCCTTTTGTTTCGTTTCCTCCGCAGATCATCGGGCGGTCGGCAAAAAATCTCACAACAGCTCAAGTTCAGAAGCTGATCGCCTGCAATGACCCACCACATGTTGTTGATGTGGTAGAAGGTCGTCCCGCGGCCGATGCGGCCCTTGCGGTCGGTGAACCAGATCGTGGCGCCATGCTCGAGAAGCGCGCCGTCAGCCGACTTCCGGTTGTAGTCGTGGTCGCATCTCGGCCGGCCGAGGTTCTCGTCGGTGTGCCAGCTCTTTGCGTAGCCGCGATCGATCCGTTGCCGCGGGGTCAGACCGGTAATGTCGCTCGTCGACACCGTGACCGGCGCGATGGTCTGGAGCCAAGCGATGATCCGCCGCCGTTCCAACTGCACCCGCAGCTGGTCGAGGTAGTTCATGCGCTTCAGCTTGTCGAAGTCGTGCCGCTGGCCATTGGGATTGTCGATCGGCCAGGTCTCGGCCCAATAGGTGACTTCGATGGCGCGGCCATGGATTGCGATCGCGGCGTGAAGCTCGCCGCGGCGCGCGAGCCGACGCGACGGGCTCAGGCTGCGAAAGTGCTTCAGGACATGTGAGTCCGCGCCAACCTTCCAGCCGCGCCGCGCAAAGGCGTTGAGCAGCGGCGTGAAGACCTCGGTGCGGAACGTCGCGTCGTTGGCGCCGTCTTGCCAGATCCCCAGATAGGTGTCGTGCAGGCGCACTTCGATTTTCGGGCGCATCAGGCCATCCCCAGAGCTTGCTTGTAGAGATCGAGGACGGCCTCCTCCTCCATGCGCTCGTCGCGGTCCTGCCGGCGCAGCCGTAGGACTTGGCGCAGGATCTTGATGTCGAAGCCGTTGGACTTGCTCTCGGCGAAGACCTCCTTGATGTCCTCGGCGATCGCGGCCTTCTCGTCTTCGAGACGCTCGACGCGCTCGACGAAGGCCCGGAGCTGCTGCGAGGCGGCCGTCGTCCAGTTGTCCTGGCCGGTCTCCGCGGTCGAAAACGCCTCGGCCTGACCGGGCACGCGCGGGCGCACGTTCTTGGACCGCCCGGGCCGCTTCACTGCACATCCCCGTCGATGGTGATGGCGGCCGCCACGGCTCGAGCCGCGATGTCGGCGAGATCGCGGCCGCCGATTGCATTGGCCCCGCGTGTCGCGACGATCGAGAACGGGCCGCGGCCGGCCATGGTGTTGGCGAGGACGCAGGCGCGCGCGCCGTATTCGTCGATGTCGTGCTGGCTGATCTTGTCGTTGGCGCGCAGCGCGGCGTCCGTGCATTCCCCCTGCGCGGAGGTCAGCCGGATGATCTCCAGCGCCATAGCTTCGATGAGCGTCGAGATCGTCTGTTCGCGACGAGCGAGCCACTGCCTGCGAAGGTCGTCGATGACCTCCGCCCAGTCGGCGCCACTGGCCCGGATAATGTCGTGGTCAATAATACCGACCGGGTAGAGCGCACCATAGAGCGGCGAGACAGAGGCGTGATGCCCGACATGAATGTAGAGGTCGGCCCGCGGGCCGACCTCCGTTTGCAGCTCATGCAGAGCGCGCTGGATCTCGGCTGGCGTCATCAAAGCACCTGTTCGCCGCGGAATTGCAGGACCAGGCGCTCGGCGGCGTCGATGGTGATGTCGATGAGCTCCCGCGGGTAGCCGCTGGCGAGCAGCACGACGGCGCTGCGGCCGGTCGACACGATCTCGACGGTGAGGGCCTGCGCCATCGCGCGGGCCAGCAACGGCACCTGGGTGCCGCCCTCGTTGGTGCTCGCTGACATGCGCGCCTCCCCTCTGGACGCGCCATCTCGTGCACACTATAGTGTGCATGTCAACTTAAAGACGAGCACCAACAGTTGCACCGCCAACGTTAGTGTGCGGTGATGTGACGTGGGGAGTGCGCTCGTCGCCTCAGAATGCGGGCGTGACGAGGAGGAATAAATGGGTGTGTGTGGGGGACGCGGATCCGGCATCCCCGCCCAGAACGGGCGGTTTGCGGAGAGCGTCAGGCGATTTTATGAAGTCATCGTGCCGATGACGGCGGCCCAAAAGGCCTCGCTACTTGAAAAAATCAATCTTTCGCAGGCGCAATTGTCTTCGCCAGTGCGAGGAAACTATCCCGTTGCTCCGCCGACATCTGAGAATACGCGCGGAAAAGCGCCGATAGCTGCGGATCGTCCTCGCGGACGCCGTACAAAATCCACATCGGGTTGACCTTGAGTTCATCGCACAGCGCGATGAACCCATCGAGGCTTGGTTCTTTATTTTCGGTCAGGATCGACCGCAAATAATTCGGGCTCCGGTTGGCCGCGCTCGATATAGCGCGCCAGGACCGCCCCGATTTTTCTGCGGCGTCACGGAGACGCTCTTTCCACCCATCAATCACCATGATGAGCATTATAGATGTCAAGATTTGGGCTGTCATGGGTCATTATCGAGTGTAGTTGACATGCACACTATAGTGTGCAACGCCATGTGGCATGTCGACACGAGAGCATCTGCTGGCCGAGGTTGAGGCGTTCTTGGCGCGGACCGGGATGGGTCCGACCTATCTCGGGCAGCGAGCGGGCATAGGCACCGATTTTGTCAAACGGTTGCGGGCCGGTCGCGATGTCATGACCGACACCGCCGATGCCGCCTTCACGTTCATGCGCTCCTACCAGCCCGACCAACCGGCGGCGGGTCGACGGCGCGCGCGCCGCGCCTGAGTTCACAGCGTCGCGGCCAGTTGGTCGCATAGGTTCGGGGGATGGGATGGGCGCGCAGTCCACGAGCGATCGATCCGTGACCATGTACCTGCCGGAGCCGGTCTATGCCGGGCTGGTCGACATGGCGCGCCGGGCCCGGCGGACACCGGGCGCGCACGCGGCCGACCTTTTCCTCGCGGCCTATTCGGCGCGCGGCGGCAAGGAGGCGGAGCCGGCGCTGGCAGCGGCGATTGAAAAGCTGGCAGCCGCGGCCGCGGGCCTCACCCGGGCGCCGGCTCCACCGCCGGTCGCGGTCGCGCCGAAGCCGCCGCCGCCCAAGCGGCCACCGCCGCCGGCACCCGGCCTCTCGGAGCGTGGCGGCCGCATGCGCCTCGCGTTCGCGCTCAAGCCCCAGCAGGCCGCCGTGCTCGACTATCTCATGGATGTCGACGAGGCCTCGGACGATCAGATCCGCGCCGCGCTCGCCGAACACGGCATGACCGTCCAAGGCAAATCCTTGTCGGTCGCGGCGAGCACGATCCGCAGCTCCACGGGCGTCGGCATCAACGGCCTCCGTTCGATCCCGCACGGCTACATGCTCACCGAGGCCGCGCGCACCCAGATCTCCATCAAGCTGGCGGAGGCGCTGTGACCGACGCCGACGCCTTCCTCTTCGATCCGCTCCCGCGCCGCCATCACCGCGTCGTCATCATCGACCCGCCCTGGAAATGGTCGGGCGGGACGAAAAGTCGCCCGCAGCACTACCCGCGCATGACGTGGGCCGAGATCGAGGCCCTGCCGGTCCGTGAGCTGCTGCATCCGGAGGGCGGCCGGGTCTTCTTGTGGATTACGGCCCCGCTGCTGAACCGGATCGAGCGCCTGCAGCGCGCTTGGCGTCTGCGGTATTCCTCGGCATTCCCCTGGATCAAGCTGTGGCCAGGTGAAGACGGCATGTTCGTCTATCGGTCGTCACTGGCGCGCGGCACCGGGTTCGAGGTCACCGGCAACGCCGAATATATCGTGATCCTCAAGGCGGGGAGGCCGCAATCCATCAAGGGGCGGCCGTTCCCCTCGGTCTACCACTCGGCGCGCCGCGAACACAGCCGCAAGCCGTCGGACCTGCACGCTGACATCGAGCAGCGGTTGGCCGGCCCCTATGTCGAGATCTTCGGTCGCGAGCGCCGCGCCGGCTGGGACAGCTGGGGTAACCAGGTCGACCATTTCAACGCCCGCCCCGACGTTTCGCCGAGAGCCCAGGTCGCAGGGGTCGCCGGTGCAAGCCCGGGTCAAGGACTGGATGTCGAGCGGATCGGGGACGGGCAGGAATATTCCGCCAATCCAGTCAATGCGCGCACGTCGACGGCGGCGGGGGAGGCTGCGCTAACAGCCATTGATCCTGCCGCCGCGGCGGACCCTCGCCAGATCGCGATGTGGGGGGCTGCATGAGCGTCCGCGTCCTGCACGGCGACATGCGCGACCGCCTGGCCGAGGTGCCCGACGGCTCGGTCGATCTCATCTTCACCGATCCGCCCTACGGCGAGACCAGTCTGCGCTGGGACCAGCGTGTGCCGGGCTGGCCGGATCTGGTGCGGCCGAAGCTGAAACCCGGCGGCAGCATGTGGGTGTTCGGTTCTCTTCGCATGTTCATGGAGTGCGCTGGCGATTTCGAAGGCTGGCGCCAATCGCACGATGTCGTGTGGGAAAAGCATAACGGCACCGGGCTGTTCAACGACCGATTCCGCCGCGTGCACGAGCATGCCGTTCACTTCTATCGGCGGGCGGACCGCTGGCGCGACGTCTACAAGTCGCCGCAGACGACGAACGATGCCCGGGCCCGCCGGGTGAAGAAGAGCCCGAAGCCGAGCCATTGGAAGAACGCCACCGGCGCCACCGAATATTGCAGCGTGGAAGGCGGCCCGCGGCTGATGCGGAGCGTGATCTATGCTCGCTCGGAGCACATGCGCGCCGATCATCCGACGCAGAAGCCGCTCCTCATCACCGAGCCGCTGCTGCTCTACGGCTGCCCGCCCGGCGGTCATGTGCTGGATCCCTTCGCCGGCAGTGGCACGACCGGCGTCATGGCGCGCCGTCACGGCATGTCGGCAACCCTGATCGAGGGCGACGAGAAGTTCATCCCCGTTATCGAGCGTCGGCTCGAGCAGGACGCTCCTCTCCTGTTCGCGGCGCGGGAGGTGGCGGCATGAAGCCAGACGCCGTCACCGACCATGCCCTTCTCCGCTACCTCGAGCGGGTGTGCGGCTTCGACGTCGACGCCATTCGTCGACGCTGCGCCGAGCTCTGCGCGCCGGCCGTCGCCGCCGGCGCCACGTCCGTTCAGATCGATGGTCACCTCTACATCCTGGCCGGCGGCCGCCTGGTCACGGTGAGGCCGACCGGTCCTCACCAAGGCCGCCGGCGGCGGTTGCCGCGGCATGGCCCGTTGCCGCCTCCCGATTTTCGCAAACAGCTTCAGGACGACGAAACATGACACCTCCCGCAGTCGTGATCCCGCGCGAGATCACGCATTTTCACATGTGCCCGGGCGCCGGCGGCGGCGGGAAGGGTTTCAACCGGGGCGGCGCCCGTGTCGGCCGTTTCGAGGGCGTACCGGTCTGCATCGGCGGGATCGACAATGATGCCGCCGGCCTCGCCGATTTCGAACGGGTGACCGGCGTGCAGGGGACGCTGCGCGACCTCTTCACGGTCGCCCAATACACGGCATTTCACGGCCGGCCGCCGCCGCCCGACTTCAAGGAGGTGACGCCCGACGATGTCCGCCGTGCTGCCGGCTATCGGCGGCCGAACGTCGTGTTCATGTCGACGCCTTGCAAAGGCTATTCCGGGTTGCTCGCCGAGCAGGCTTCGCTCTCGCCGAAATACCAGGCGCTGAACGCGCTCGCTCAGCGGGTCGTGTGGCTAGTGCTCGAGGCGTGGGCCGACGACCCGCCCGAGTTCATCTTGTTCGAAAACGTGCCGCGAATCATGACCCGCGGGCGCGGCTTTCTCGACCAGATCTGCGCCATGCTGGCCCCCTACAATTTCGCGTGGGTCGAGAGCCAACACGATTGCGGCGAGCTCGGTGGCCTCGCACAGAGCCGCAAGCGTTTTCTCGGTGTCGCTCGGCATAGGGGGAAAGTCCCGCCGTTCCTCTACGAGCCGCCGCGCCAGCGTATTCGCTCGGTCGGCGAGCTGCTCGAACAGTGCCCGCTGCCGGGCGACCTCTCGGTTGGCCCCATGCACCGCATGCCGAATTTGCAGTGGAAGACATGGGTCCGGCTCGCGTTTGTAGAGGCCGGCTCGGACTGGCGCTCCCTGAACAAGCTGCAGGTCGAGGATGGCGTGCTGCGCGATTTCGCGATCATGCCGGACCGCGCGTGGCGCGACGGTACGTTGGGCGTCCTCCCTTGGCCAGCTTCGTCCGGGGCGATCACAGCCCAGGCCGAGGCGACGACTGGCCGATTCTCTGTGGCTGACCCGCGTGTCAGTTCCACCTTTGAAGGGGCTGGTCATATGGGCGTTCGGGAATGGGACCGCCCGGCGGCCCTCATCACGGGCGATGCCCGCCCTACCAAAGGGCAGTTCAGCGTGGCCGATCCGCGCCCGCCCGAAGGGGCCGCCCATTACCATCAGTATGGCGTCCGGCCATGGAGCGGTTCCATGGGGGCCGTCATCAACGTCAAATCGCCAGGCCAGGGCGTTTTCTCGGTGGCCGATCCTCGCGTCGACGGCCATCCGAAATCCGTCCAGCTCGGCATTCGGCGCTGGGAGGAGCCAGCCCCGGTCGTAAAAGGCGACGTCTCGGTCGGGACCGGCCCTTATGCCGTGCCGGACCCGCGTATCCCGGGCTCGCCGCGATTCAACAACACCTATCGGATCGTCCGGACGGGCGAGGCCTCACCCGCCGTCGCCGGTCCGGGTGGCCCGGCCAATGGGCTCTGCGTCGCTGATCCCCGGGCCGCGGGCTCCTTTGCCGGCAACGGCAAATATAGGGTGACCGCCATGACCGAGCCGGCGGGCACCGTGATCGGCGGCAGCACGACCGGGCAAGGAGCGTTCGCTATTGCCGACCCGCGCACCGGGTACGGGCCCAATTCGCACCGGAACAAGATGCGGGTGGCGGAATGGGAGAAGAGCACCGGCACGGTGATCGGCGCCGACCGCGTGGGCTCGGGCGCCATGAGCGTTGCCGACCCGCGGCCGGAATTCGCGCGCGACGGCCGCGAGCAATATCTGTCAGCCGGCCACTACGGCGTGAACCGCTGGGAGGCCTCCAGCCTCGCCGTGACCGGTACCGGTCAACACGACAACGGCCGCTGGTCCGTCGCGGACCCGCGGCCGGCCGAAGGCGCCGAGGCGGGGCGGCTGCCGGCGCCCGAGGATCGGCTCGTCGCTGTGATCCGCGCCCTGGACGGGACCTGGCACCGGCCGTTTACGACCTATGAGCTCGCGGCGCTGCAGGGCTACGTTGATCCCGGCGAGCACCTGGTCATGCAAGGCACCTCGGACAGCGCATGGCGAGAGAGGATCGGCAATATGGTCCCGCCGCCGGCGGCCCAGGCGATCATGTCGACGATCTGCCGGACGCTGCTGCTGGCCTGGCAGGGCGAAACCTTCATGCTCTCGTCGGACCCGATCTGGGTGCGGCCGATCGCGACAGCGCTCTCGATCGACGTGCCGCCCCTGCCGGAGGTCACGCAATGAAGGTCTCCGCGCGCACGCGAAGGGCACTAGCAGTCCGCCGAGAACAGCGGCGGATGTGGGCCGCCGGCTACCAACTCTGCGAACCCGACTGGCGCCTGCTGAGGGGCGGCAAGATCGGCAAGGTCATCATCGACGCCAAGATCAACATCGATCGCACGCACATCTGGTTCAAGATCGGCGAACTGGCGGACGTGCCGCCCCACAAAGGGGAGGCGTGATCATGCACCAGCGTCTCAAGGACATGCGGGCCGCTGCGGCTGCCGAGGAAAAGATCCGGCGGGCGCTGGCGGCGCGCGCCGCGCTCGACGCCGCGACCGGCCGAAAACGACGGTCGGCGACGACGATCCGCCTGGATCAGCGGCACGCCACCGAAAAGAACCCGGACGGCGAGTCGTTCTCGGGCGCCATGGCGAGGATCGCCGAGGAGCACGGTCTCACGGTGAAATCGATCCGGGGGCGCAGTCGGCAATACGCGATCATGGTTGCCCGCGTAGAGATTGCTTGGCTCGGCTTCTACCGGTTTGGCGTTCCGACCACCGCGCTCGGCCGGCTTATGGGAGGGCGAGACCATTCCACGATCGTCAATGCGAAGAACACCGGCGACATGGTGTTCCGGCACCGCCTTGGCGTCGAGGGGGCGGCCGCGCTGGCGCGCTCAGATGAGGAGCGGCGCGACGCGATCATCGCCTACTACCAGGAGATCACCGAACAGAGCCGGGCCCGATACCAGGCCCGGCCGACGGCCCAACGCCGCCAGCGACCGTCGGCGTGGGAAGCCCCGCGTGCCGAGCTGCGGCGCCAGCTCGCGCTGCTTGGCATCGAGGGCGCGCCGATCCGGGAGCTCGCGAAAGCCCTCGGTGTCAGTGCGACGAAGACCCGTGCGCTCGTCGCCGAGCTGCGCGCGGAGGGCACGGTCTCATGAGCGGCCAGTACTACCGGATGGACTATGACGACTGGGACGACGGTACCCACGACCTCACGCTGGAGGAGGAGGCCGCGTACCTGCGGCTCTGCCACCAGATGTACCGCCGCCGCGGGCCGATCCACAATTCGGAGAGCCGGCTGGCGTCGCTATGGCGATGCCACCAGAACAAAGCGCGCGCGCTCCTGAAGCGGCTGATCGAGCACGGCAAGATCGTCGTGCTCGACGACGGCCGCCTGGCCAATGATCGGGTGGCACGTGAGCTAGACCATCAGGACACCATCAGGAGACAGCGGGCAGACGCCGGGCACACCGGCGGCACACGCTCCCGAGACGCGCGGCGTAACCCCTTGAAATCTCTCGACCCGTCCGAAGCAAATGCTTTCGCGCGAAGAATAGATGAGAATATAGAAACAGTCGTAGTCGTAGAGGGCGCGCGCGGGCGCGAGGCCGGAGACGGCCCCGGACGGCTGGACATCACCGCGGGCGACGCGATCGTCGCCGCCGTCACCGACGAGCTCGTGCCCGACGGCCACCGGCTGCGTGGCGATGTCCTCGCCGCCTCTGTCGCCCTGGGATGGCTGAGATCGGGCTACGATCTGCAGCGCGACATCCTGCCCGGCGTCCGGCTCGCGATGCAGGGCCAGCACCGCATCAGCCAGTGGCGCTCGCTGACCGGATGGATCGCCAATGTCCATGCTGACCGCGCCGCGGCCGAGAAGGCCCGGCCGCCGCCGCCCGGAATTGCACATGCCGACCCTGTTGTTTCCCCTTCGAGATCGCGCCATGACCAACCTTCCATCGTCGAAATCGGGCAGGCCATTGCCCGCCACGACTACGCCGCCGTCCGTTGATCCTCGTCACATCGATCTGCTGATCGCGCGCGCCGACGCGCCGGTCGCCAGCAGCCTCCATGCGCTGCCTTCCGATGACGCCTGCCGCGCCGTGCTCGCCGAATTGCGGCCGGCGCTCGCGCTGCGCTCCGAATGGGCGGTCGCCGTCGGACACGCAACCCGGTTGGCCGCGGTGCTGCCCGCGGCCCGGGCCGACACCACGACGATAGCGCTCGCAATCTCCGAACTCGGCAAGGCGTTTGCGGCCTATCCGCCGGCGGTCGCCCAGTATACGGCGGATCGGCTGATGGAGATCTGTCGCTTCCGGCCGGTGCCGGCCGAGGTGCATGACGTCGCCAAGCGCCGCACGGTGGATCTCCGCATCGCCGAGGCCATGGCCGAGCGCGTGCTCGAGGCGCGGGCCGCCGCCGCCGAGGAACGGGCGCGCCGGGCCGCCGAGGAGTGTGAAGAAGCTGCGGCGCGCGCCGAGGGGCGGGAGACGCCCAGCGAGCGCCGCCGGCGCGTCGCCGAGGAGACCATGGCGATGTTTCGCGGAATCGGCCGGGGCGATGGTGCTGCCGGCGAGCAGCCAGAGGCCTGATGGAGGCGACCATGTTTGGAAAGAGCATGCCGAAGCTGGAAATGATCGAGCCCAAGCCCATGACGGATAAGCAGGTGAAGGACCGGCTCCGTCTGGCCAGTGCCGAGGTTCGCCGAGCGCCGGCCGCTGGCGCGCAGTCGACAGGAGACGATGGTTTCGTCGCCAGCATGGCCACGGGCTTCCCGACGCAGGGCACTGCGGCCGCCGTCGTGGGCGCCAGCCTCGGACAGGCGATGCAATCCACCTCGTCCGAAACCACCTATTCCTCGAGCTCGGACAGCTCGTCGTCCAGCTTTGACAGCGGCTCGTCATCGAGCAGCGATGGATCGTCCTACTAATGCCGAAACGCAAGTCCAGTGCGACGCCAGACGCCCGGCTCGACGACGTCGTCGACGCCGGGGGACTGACCTATCGCGAGGAGCTGTTCTGCCACCTCTATGTCGAGCTCGCCAATGCCAGCGAGGCCTACAGGCGTGCCGGAGGCAAGGCGGCACGGCCGGATGTCGCCTCGGCCCAGATGATGGCGAGACCCGCTGTTGCCCGGCGCATCGCCGACCTGCGGGAACGGCGCCTCGCCGCCATCGACTTCTCGGCCGAGGAGGTCCTGTCCCGGCTCGTCGGCCAGGTCCGGGCGGATCTCCGGGACATCTTCGCGGACAACGGCTCCATCAAGCCGGTCGCGGACTGGCCCCCGGTCTGGCGGCACGGGCTCATCGCCGGCATCGAGCAGTTTGAAGAATATGGAGAGGACGGCGACGGAAACCGGATCGTCACCGGCGTTACCAAGAAGGTCAAGCTCGCCGATCGCACGCGCATCCTCGAGCTCGCCGGCAAACACGTCGACATCTCGGCCTGGCGCGAGCGTGTCCAGATCGACACCAGCGAGACCATGCGGGCCATGCTGGAGTCGTTCGCGCGCGACACGTGGGTGCCCGCTGGGGAGACGGCGCCGGGCGCTCGGCAGCCGAGCGGACCAGCCGGGCCTGTTGTCGCGTCGGTGCTGGACGGCTAATTCGATGCTGCGGAGCGTAGGACGCGCTCGATCAATGATGATGGTCGCGCGCCGTGTCCGGTGATCCCTTCGCAACGCAATGGCCGTCGATCGACGAGATCTCACCCGCCGATCTGCCGAAGGCGCTCGCCAACCGCTGGTGGCGCCTCACCAATCTCTACTGGATCCAGGATAAGGACGGGAACGAGGTCCGCTTCGTGCCGAACGCGGCGCAGCGCAAGTTCCTCCTGGAGATGTGGTACCGCAATGTCGTGCCGAAGGCGAGGCAACGCGGTTTCTCCACTTTGATCCAGCTATTGATGTTGGATACCTGCTTGTTCAAATCGGGAAGTGCGACCGCCGTCATCGCCCAGGACGAGAGCACGGCCAAGGAGATCAGGGACACCAAGATCAAGTACGCCTGGGATCGCGTCCCACCGGTTGTCCGCGAACTTGTCAGGCTCACCACCGACAATGTCACCGAGCTGAAATGGTCCAACGGCTCGAAGATGCGGCTGGCGACGTCGGTTCGCGGCGGCACCATCCATTTCCTGCACATCTCCGAGCTTGGCAAGATCGTTCAAGCCGAGCCCGCTAAGGTGTCCGAGATCCAGGAAGGCTCGATCCCGGCGGTGCCGCCGACTGGCGTGCTCGTCATCGAGAGCACAGTGGAGGGGCCCCACGGGCTCTTTGCCGACTATTGCCGGACCGCTCAGATGCTGGCGGATCAGAAGCGCGAACTGACCCCTCTCGACTTCAAGCTGCACTTCGCCTCATGGTGGGATGCCCCAGAATACCGGATGGATCCGCGACACGTCGTGATCACCCCGCAGCTCGCCGCCTATTTCGAGCGGGTGGAGGCGAAGATCGGCCGGGAGATCGATGCCCCCTCCCGTGCCTGGTACGCAAAGACGCTGGAAGCGACCTTCGGCGGCGTCACCGAGAAAATGTACCGGCAATATCCCTCATATCTCGAGGAGGCCTTTTCCGTTTCCTCCGAGGGCCTCTGGCTGTCGCAGCAGATGGCGCGGGCCCGGCGCGATGGTCGCATCGGCAAGGTGCCGATCCTGCCGGGATCGCCGGTCAACACGTACTGGGATATCGGCACCAATGATTCGACCTCGGTCTGGCTGCATCAGCGGCACGGCCTGAACGATCACTTCATCGGGTTCGTCGAGGGATCGGGCGAGCCGCCCAGCTATTATGTGCGCGCGCTTGGCGATCTTCGCGCCAAAGGTCAGTTCGCGTGGGGCAAACACTTCTTGCCGCACGATGGTGCCGCTCGCCGGATCAATGCGGAGATCCTGAAGACCTATGCCGACATGCTGCGCGATCTCGGCCTTTCCGATGTCGAGATCGTGCCGCGCGCGCAGGATCTCAATGCCGCCATCGATGGCATGAGGGAGGACTTCAGCCGGTATTGGTTCGACGAGGAGGCCTGCGGCGAGGGCATCCGGCATCTCGATGGTTTCTCCAAGGCCTGGAATAACGCCATGCAGATCTGGACCAGCGGCATCATGAAAAACGGTCATCAGCACGCCGCCGACGCGCTGCGGCAGAAGAGCCAGGCCGAACAGGCCGGGCTGCTGGCAGGCATCCCAGGCGGGACCCAGAAGCGCCGCCGGCGGGTCGGGGGGATGGCAGTCTGATGCACACGATCGTGCGCATCGTGGATCACCAAACATTGAAAAACCGGGAAAAGCGGAATACCAAGGCTTATCGCATGCACACGATAGTGAGCGCGCCGTGGCAGAGGTCGACATCTCCATCTATCACTTCCGCCATGAGCTCCGCGACCTGGCGCTGATAGGCTCGTGGGCGCGGGTGGACGATGGCCAGTGGCGCCGCTGCCTCGTGATCATGCGAAAGTGGGCCTATGGCAGCGACGACATGCGCATCTTTGTCGTGTTTGACGACGTCGACCTGCCAAATTGGGCGCTTGATGCTCCGCCCTATGGCGACACAGCTTGGGCCATCGCGCAGGGCCGGCAGGCCTGCAAGGCGCTCGACATCAACGAGAGCCGCGCGAACATCAACCTCATCATTACGGCGGTCAACGACAGCCTCTACGACCTCATCATGATGCCGCCGCGGCCGGCGGCCGAGAAGGTCACCGTCGGCGAAGTCGTGATGACCGATCGTGAGAGCGGACGCCGCCTCGACGTCGAGTTGCGCACCGATGTTTGATCTGTCGGCAAAAGACGGGTCGGTCCGGCGGCTCGAAAATGAATCGCCGGTCTCTGCGGAGGCCGCGCCGAAAGCGGAACGACCGAACGATCGGCTCGACGGCCCGGAGGCGATGCGGCATCACCGGCGGTTGCTCGATCATTATGTCCGCGAGCTCGACCGCCAGAGCCCGAACCGGGCCGAGATGGCCCGGGACGAGGATTTTTACGACAACGAGCAGTGGCGAGATGAGGACAAGGCCACGCTCGAAGCCCGCGGCCAGGTGCCGCTGGTCTACAACGTGATCTCGACCTCGATCGACTGGGTGCTCGGCTCCGAGCGGCGCGGCCGCTCCGATTACAAGATCTTGCCGCGCCGGAAACAGGACTCGAAGCCCGCCGAGCGGAAGAGCCAGCTGCTGAAATACCTGTCGGACTGCAACAACACGACGTTCCATGTCTCGCGGGCCTTCGCCGATGCCGTGAAGGTCGGCGTAGGCTGGCTCGAGGACGGCATCCAGGACGGCGATGAGGAGCCGATCTATTCCCGCTATGAGTCGTGGCGGAACATGTTGGCGGATTCCTCCGCGTCCGAGGCAGATCTTTCCGACGCGCGGTATATCTTCCGCACGAAATGGGTCGATCTCGACATCGCCAGCGCCATGTTTCCGCGCCGCCGCGGGCTCCTGGAGCACTCGATCGACAACGCCGACCAGCTTGCCGCCCTCAGCATCTATGGCGATGACGCCATGGATGCCAAAGAGATCGAGCTCGATCGCACCGGCACCGGCCGTCGTGCCGATGACGCCACCGGCGGGTATTTCCGAGAGCGGGTGCGGCTGATCGAGGCCTGGTTCCGGGTGCCGGTCGAGACCGAGGTTGTCGCAGGCGGGCAGTTCGCCGGCGAGATCTATGACCGGCAGTCCCCCGGCCACCGCGACGAAATCGGCGCCGGCAAGGCCGAGATCCGCAAGCGCGTCATGCTTCGCATGCACGTCGCGATCTTCACCGCCACCGGCATGCTCTACCTGGGACAGAGCCCTTATAGGCACAACCGGTACCCGTTCACGCCGGTCTGGGGCTATCGCCGCGGCAAGACCGGACTGCCGTACGGCATGATCCGCCGCATGCGCGACATCCAGGAGGACGTCAACAAACGGGCGTCCAAGGCGCTGCACATCCTCTCGACCAATAAAGTGATCATGGACGAGGGGGCCGTCGACGATCTCGACGAATTCGCCGAAGAGATCGCGCGCCCGGACGGCATCATCGTCCGCAAGCCCGGGAAGGCCATCGACATCAACGTCGATCGCGATCTTTCGCAGTGGCACCTCGAAATGATGAGCCGGTCGATCTCGCTGCTGCAATCCTCAAGCGGCGTCACCGATGAGCTCCTGGGCCGTCGGACCAACGCGAATTCCGGCATCGCCATCCAGTCGCGCCAGGACCAGGGCCAGATGGCGACCTCGGGCCTGTTCGATAACCTCCGCCTCGCCAAGCAGCTCTCCGGTGAGAAGCAGTGCTCGCTGATCGAGCAGTACATGTCGGAGCCCAAGGCATTTCGGATCACGAACATGCGCGGCGCCCCCGAATATGTCGAGGTCAACGATGGGCTGCCCGACAATGATATCACGCGATCGAAGGCGGATTATGTGATCTCGGAGGCGGACTGGCGGGCGACGGTGCGGCAGGCCCAGGCCGACGAACTGTTCGCCCTCATGCGCCAAATCGCGCCGGTTGCCCCCCAGGTCATCATCATCATGCTCGACTTGCTCGTCGAGGCGATGGATCTCCCGAACCGCGACGAGCTCGTGCGGCGCATCCGCCAGGCCACCGGCCAGCGCGACCCCGATCAGGACGAGCCCACGGCGGAGGATGCCGCGAAGGCGCAAGCCGAGGCACAGGCGCAGCAGATGACGCAGGCCATGGCCATGGCCCAGCTGCGCGCGGCCATGGCGAATGCCGCCAAGGCGGAGGCGCAGGTCAAGGAGATCCTGGCCAAAATACCAGGAGCCTCGGTTGGCGCGCAGAAGAGCGCGCTTGAGGCGGCTGCGATGGCGATCGCCCAGCCGCAGGCCGTGCATGTCGCCGACCACATCCTGGCGGAGAGCGGTTTCACGTCGCGGACCGACGAACAACAGAGCGCCGCGGCGGCTGAGGCCGCAATGCGCCAGCAGCAGCAAGAGGCACAGGGAGCCCCGAATGGCCAGCAGCCAGTATACTGACGCCGAACTTGACGAGCTCACGGATGAAGAGCGTGAAGGCCTCAAGGAGATGGAGGCCGAGGGCCGCGGCGAGGCCAGCGAGGACGACGAGCCGCAATCCGAGGCCAGCGGAGACGCCGAGAAGGCCGCAAAGGCCGAGAAGGGTGATGAGGCCGCCGAGGAGCTGGAAGCGGCACCCGAGGTAGCGGCCGTCATCGATGCGGCGGTCACCGACAAACCCGCCGAGGCCCCAGCAGCCGAAGCGCCGGCGGCATCCCCAGCAGCCGCAGCGCCGGCGGCGCCGCGTCTGCCGCAGTATGAGCTGCCGGAGAATTTCAGCGAGCAGCTGACCTCGCTCGAAACCCGCCGCACTGAGCTTGCGACGCGCTTCGACGACGGCGAGCTCACAGCCCGCGAATATCGCGAGCAGGATCGGGCGCTGGAGCGGGAGGAGCGCGAGCTCCATCAGCAGCAGCTGCGCGCGGAGATGTCGCGCGACATGGTTGTCGAGGCCTGGAAGACCCAGGTCGAAACCTTCCTTTCGGCCCATCCGCAATACGAAAAAGGGTCGCCGCTCTACGCGGCGCTCGATGCCGAGGTGCGGCGGCTGCAGCAGGATGCCGACCAACCACTGGACCCGAAGCTGCTTGCAGAAGCACACGAAAGTGTCGACCGGCAGATTCGCGCAGCGATGGGCATGCCGGCGGCCGGCGCGGCCGCGTCGGCCCCGAAGCCCGCGCCGAAACCGGCTGCCCGGCAGATCGAGGCGCCTCCCACGCTGGCCCATGTTCCGGCGGCCGGAATCACCGAGGCCGGCGACACCGGCGACTATGCCGCGCTCGATCGGCTGATGGAGACCAACTATGAGGCCTATGAGGCAAAGCTCGCCTCGATGACCGATGCCCAGCGTGATCGGTATCTGGCAGGATCGTAACCCGGAGCGCGACGCGATGCTGACCGTACGGCTGGAGCCAGATGAGGGCGTGCAGATCGGAAGCGGGCCGGACGCCGGCGCCGTGATCAAGGTGCTGGCGCGGTCTGGTCGCAAGGTAGCGCTGTCGATCCACACCAATCTGCCAGTGGCGCGGCACTATTTCGGGCTGTCACCGCCGGCGTTTCGACCCGGGTTGGCAGGCGCCAGCGCGACCAGCTTTCGCGCGGTCAGTTGTGCTGCGGGCTGATTTTCGCTAGAAAACACAGGCCATAGCCATCAGAGCGTAGGACGCGCTCCCTTCACAGGAGCCCGTCCATGGCTGGACCGACTGTCATCCCTGTTGGCGATCCCAAAGCGGTCAAGCGCTGGTCCGGGTCGCTGTTCCTCGACGTTCTTCGCAAAGCCTACTGGGAACGCAAGTTCGTCAGCACGGATCCGAACCAGATCATCCAGCGTCTCACCGATCTCGAATCGGGGGCCGGCGACACGATCTCGTTTGATCTCGTCGCACAGCTGCGCGGCACGCCGACCTATGGCGACAACCGCGTCGAAGGCAAGGCGGAGAATCTGCGGTTTTTCACCGATGAACTGAAAATCGACCAGATGCGCAAGACGGTGTCGTCTGGTGGCAAGATGTCACGGAAGCGCACGACGCATAACCTGCGTTCGATCGCCCGCGATCGTCTCGGCGACTACTGGTCGAAGTATCTCGACGAATCCCAATTCATTTACCTCAGCGGCGCCCGCGGCACGAACGAGGACTATTTCGAATCCGTCACCTGGGCGGGCTATGCCGGCAACCCCATCCAGGCGCCGGATCCTGCTCACCTCTTGTATGGCGGCACCGCCACTTCCAAGGCCACCATCACCGCAACGGACACGATGAGCCGCGACCTCATCGAGCGTGCCGAGGTGCGCGCTCGCATGATGCGCGCGACCGACCCGCGCAAGGCCAACATGATGCCGGTCATGATCGGCGGCGAGGCGCACTACGTCTGCGTCATGTCGCCGTTCCAGGAGCATGATCTCCGCAAGGAGAGCGGCGTTGCGGGCTGGCTGGAATTGCAGAAGGCGGCCGCGGCGGCGGAAGGTCGGAACAATCCGATCTTCAAGGGCGGCCTCGGGATGATCAACAAGGTCGTCCTGCACAGCCACGAGTCGGTCATTCGATTTTCCGACTATGGCGCAAGCGGTGATCTGCCCGCGGGACGCGCGCTTTTTCTCGGCCGCCAGGCAGGCGTCGTCGCCTACGGCGGAAAAAACGGCACGCGAGCCTTCTGGAACGAAGAGTCCAAAGACCACGGCAATGAAATGGAGGTCATGGCCGGGTTCGTGATGGGCCAGAAGAAGACCCGCTTCGCCGATGCCGACTTCGGCGTGATCGCGCTGGATACACACGCGAAGAACCCGGGCTGACGCGCGAGCGTCCCCCATCTCGCAGCTGACCCCCGGCCGCAGGCCGGGGGACCCGCCCCACCCTCAAGGACACCGTCATGACCATCCATCAGAGCGATTTTGCCAAAGGCATCAAAGACGTGGTGTATCCGGCGACTGCTGACCGTGCCGTCGCCTACCGGTTCGCGATGGCGGTGCCTGCCAACGCAGCGGTGAACGACATTCTCGAGCTCGCCGTGATTCCGGCCGGCTGTCGACCGGTCGAGGTGACGGTCGATTCTGACGATCTCGACACCAACGCCACGCCGACCCTCGCGTTTGATGTAGGCATGATGTCCGGTGACGTCGGCGATCCCTCGCCGGCCCGGACCTGCGGCGCCGAATTCCTGACGGGAGCCCAGATCGGCCGCACCGGTGGCGTCGCGAAGCCGTCGACCGCTTCGGCATACCGCGTGCCGCCCGCACCGGTGGCGCGGTCGATCGGCGTCAAGATCACCACTGCGGCGGCGACCGCGGCCCCGGGCCAGATCGGCATCACCGTCCTCTACGCCACGGTCTGATCCGCGGCGTCTCTCATAGGATTGGAGGCAGCCGCAATGGCGCTCATCGAGTGCACCCATGGTCCGTCGACCAATCACGTCAACGGCACGACCTATTCGTTCGAGATCGACGAGCACGGCCGCTACGTGGCCGAGGTGCCCTCGATCGCCGACCAGGCGGTGCTGTGCTCCGTGCAGTATTTCCGCCTCGCCGGCGAGCCGCCGCCGAAGCGCGGGCGCCCGCCCGGCAAAGGCAAGGGCGAGGCCGACGCCAAGGGCAAGGCCGAGGGCTGACCGATGCTGCGCGGTCGCGACATCATGGTCGAGGCCGGCCAGCTGCTGCAGGACGAGGAGCACGTCCGCTGGCCGCTGGCGGAGCTCGGCGGCTGGATAAACGCGGCGGTCGACGCCATCCTGCTCGCCAAACCGTCGGCCTCGTCGACCAGCATCGTGATGCCCCTGCAGCCCGGCACGCTTCAGCAGGTGCCGCAGTCCGCGGCGCCGGGGGCGCCGACGCCGCTGCGGCTGCTCGGCATCAACCGCAACATCATCACCGCAGGACCGCCCCGCGCCGGCGGCCGCGTCATCCGGCCGACGAAACGCTCGCTGCTGGATGCGCAGGAACCGAACTGGCACGACCGGCGGCACGTGCCATACCGCTCTGAGGTCCGGCAGATCGTGTTCGACGAGGAGAACCCCCTCGAATTCTACGTCTATCCGGGCAACGACGGCCGTGGCTTGGTCGAGGCGATTGTGGCGACCAGGCCGGCCCGGCTTGCGCCGACCGGCGATCCGACGCTGCTCGATTCCTGGCTCGGCGACGTCGGTCTGAGCGAGATCTATTCGGAACCGATCGTCGACTACGCCTGCTACCGGGCGCAGCAGAAAGATGACTACGCCGCGAACATGGGCCGCGCCGCCGTCCACTACCAGAATTTCGCGACTGCCATCGGCCTCAAGATCCAGGTCGAGGGCGCCACGTCGCCAAACCGGGACCGTAAGAAATGACGGAGCTCGAGGAGCTGCTGCGCGAGGTTCTGGTGCATGCGCCCAATGCGCCGGAGCCGATGGTCATCCGATATCTGCGCGAAGCCGCCCAGGAGCTCTGCCGGCGGACGTTGGTGTGGCGCGCCTCGGACGTCATCCGGGTCGTGTCGCCGGAATGCGAAGGGATCCTCTCGATCCAGGATGCGCAGATCCACAAAGTGGAGACGGCCATTCTCAACGGCCGTCCGCTCGAAGCGGTGACCGTTGCGAAGATGGACGAGCTCGAGCCGGGCTGGGGTCGCCGCTATGGGAACGACCAGGCGCAGGCGCGGTGGGCGGTCCAGACGATGCCGAACACCATCACGGTGGTGCCGCGCGAGACCGGCGATCTCGATGTCCGCATGGTGCTGCTGCCGTCGCGAGACGCCCTGACCGTGCCCGACTTCCTGGCCGACCAGTACGGCACTGCCATCGGCAAGGGGGCCGCGGCGCGGATCCTGACGATCAATGACGACGAATTCGCGAACCCGCCGCTGGGCGCCGCGCTCGCGCAAGAGTGGCGGATGCTGCTCGACGAGCTCTCGTTCCAGGCGCAGCGGACGCAGTTGCGGACGAAGCCGCGGACGCGGCCGAATTTCTTCTGAGCAACGGGGCTCATCATGACCAAGGACTATTTCAGCACGAAGCGCGTAACGGCCTGGCCCGCGGACCGCGATGGGCAGGTCGGCATGGCCATCAAATATGCGGACGGCTATCAGTCCTGGTGCCCTAAAGACGTGTTCGATCGCGAATACCAACCTATCACGGCGATGAGCTTCGGCGCGGCGCTCGTCGCCCTGAAGCGTGGCGGGCAAGTGGCGCGGGCGGGCTGGAATGGCAAGGGGATGCACATCTCGCTGGTCCCGGGCTCGAGCGAATATCTGGCCCCTGATCGATCGCGCCTGATCGGCGGGGTTTCCGAGAACCACTTCGCGCTGGGCGACAGTGGGACGGTGACGCGGATGCCCCATTTGGCCATGCGCGCCGCCGATGGCTCGATCGTCACCGGCTGGTTGGCATCGCAGACCGATATGCTCGCCGAGGATTGGATGATCGTCGGCGAGTGAGCTTCGGCCGGGTGACCGGCCGGGGAGCCCTCCGTGGGCGTTTCCTCCCTGAGACTGGCCCGCGCTGGCAACGGCGCGGGCCTTTTTTTATCGTTCGAGATAGGCGCAGGCGAGCGCGTGCTCGATCTGGCCGAGGAGCGGCATCTCGTCCATGTGGCCGAAGTAGGATGCGTAGACTATGAAGCCTGCCCACGGTGTCCGGGGGACATCGCCTGGGGTGGCGTCCAGTTCCACTCCCGCTGCTCGCGCCGATGCGATGAGCATCTCCCATAGCCGGCCCGCCGCCCGGCTTTTCGTCGCGACCCCCATCGTGACCACTGGCACGTCGCCGCCGAAGAATGTTGCAACCATGTTCGGCCCGTCGTGCACGATCTCGATCGTCAGAGCGGTGCCGAGCACCGGTTGCCGCCCAGAGCCCGCCAGCAGGCGCCGCGACTGTTCAAGCAGCGCTGCCGATGCCGCGGCAACCGGTAGCTTCTCGGCCCGGCCGGTGTTCAGGGTGATGTGCCAGACATAGGTCATGCCGGAGCATGCGCCGACGAGAGCAGGACTTGGCCGGAGGCCTCATCAAGATATCGCGCCCCGGGCGGCAGCGGGCGCGCTTCATGGGCGCCCTGATTCCAGCCCGGTGTGCGTTTCAGGGCTTCCTCTGCCAGCTCGCGGCTGGGATAGGCGCGGTAGAAGCAAGGAGGGCTCGCCCTTTCATCAAGTTCTGGCCACCCTGCCGAATAGAATTGCTTGCAGAGATCGTAATGCGGATCGTTCGGTGCGATCTTGTCGGTCTCGCCGGCATACCAGATGCCCCACATCGCTTTCATGGTCGTGTTCCCTCTCTTAGCTCTCGACGCGAATTGGCAGCGTCATCTTGTTGATGAGCCCGAGCGCTCGTTCATGGCTGCGGCCGCTCGGAATCGACCCCAATTCGGATAGCGTGATGCCGCCGGCCGCTAAGGCTGTTTCGATAGCGAAATGCGGAGCTCGCAGAGCGTGGGCGATGTCGTCGAGGATATCCGCATCCTCGGCCGGGAAGGCCGCGACAAGTTCCGCCCGGAGACGGTCGGGATGAGTGCTGCCCTGGATGAGGAAATAGGCGACCGCGTGCGCATCGGTCATCCGATCCACTAATACCTCGAGGAGTGCCTGGGAGCGGAGCATAGCGAGCGCCCGGTCGATAACCCACGGTGGTCCATGCCCGTTCATCGCCCAGCGCTGATCCTCGCTCATGCGTTTGAATGCTTCGAGATCGGCTGCAGAGCCGTTCGCTGCGCGATGGACCGTCAGAAAGGCTTCCGCGGCGCGATCAAGTGCGGCCAGCGCCGTTTCAGCGGCTGCTCCGACGCGATAGGTCTCAGACATGGTTGCCGCCCTCATAGAGCCTTCGGAACATGGTGTTTAGCTCCGCCCTGTAAGCGCCGCCTCGATGATCGATCCACCACTTGGCGTCCGGTACAGAGAACAACTCTTGAAGTGCGGCCCGCATGATGTTGCCGCCGGGCCGCGAAAAAATCTCTTCGAGACGGGTGTTGGTCTGGGCGATGGTCTCCGTCTCATCCGCGCGCATGGTGCCGATAACGACGTTAGCAGTGCGTGCCATCGCGCCGGCGACATCATATGTGGCCGCCTCCCTCAGATCGGTCGCCCACGCGACCTGTTTCGTCGAGCCCGTCAATGGCGGCAGATCGGCCACGATCTGAACGCGCGCCGGCGCAGTTGAGCTGTCAAAGACAATTTTTAGGGAAATGGTCATGTCGTCGTTCCTGCCCCTGATACCCGAGGCGCGGCCCGCAACGCTAGCGTTGCTTCCCTTACGATATAGCGCGATGTTGTGCTGTCCAGTAACGAACTGTTACAACCAGAGGTCAATACGCTGGCGCGCGCCCGCGCATTTGGGCTAGTCCTGGTCGAAACGAATAATGGCGGCTTTCGCATTGGGAGCAGCGCAACTTGACCTTGTATCGTAGGTCGCGAAGGTCTCCGTCGAACCGCATTCGACGCCAGGTCAGATAGGCCAGATGGTTGCAGCGGTCGCCGTTACAATAGACCCACGCTCCGTCAACCCCCTCGGCCCGGCAGTTGGCGACCGTTAGGCGCTTGGTCCCCATCAGATCTTTGGCGGTTTGATGCCCGACAAGGCCCGGTTGTTGCGCACCCAGAACATCTCGCGGTCGCCTGTCAGTTCGCCGGCAACATCATCGATGGCGCGGAGCAACGCCTCCAACGCGCGATACTCAGGCCCTCCAATGAGCGCCTCGCCGCAAGCGCCCGTCGCTTCGCGGCGGGCCTCGCGCATCGCGGCGAGCAGCCGCTCCCGTCGATCGTGCGAAATGATGCGGCTTCGGCGGGCCATGGCGCTGGCTCCAAGTGGGATAATGTTCCTATTCTGTTCTCCGGGGAGGGCTTTTGCAAGAGCCGGTCACTTGACGGGCGCGATCGTCGCCGGATCGTCGTCGCCGACCCCGGACTTGTTGACCCGCTGCGACACGATCCATTCGCGCAGATCTGGCGGCGGCTCGTCGAGCAAGTCCTTCCCGCCCTTGCCAGATAGCCACGCCTCGAAGTCGCGCGGATGCAACATGCAGGGCATCCTGTCATGAATGCGCTGCATGAACTGGTTGGCTTTGCGGACGATGATCGTCGCCGTGACGATCTTCTCGCCCTCATCATTCTGCCCCACCTCCCACAAGCCCGCAAAGCCCAACAGCCCGCCATCGCTCGCCGAGATGTAGTGCGGAACCTTTGCCCCGGCCTTGCCAGTCCATTCGAAGAATCCACTCGCCGGGATGATGCAGCGGCGCCTGACGAAGGCTTTGCGGAACATCGCCCGCTCGTCGACCGACTCGGCGCGCGCGTTGATCGTGGAAGGAAGTTCCTTCAGCGGCTTGCGCCACCATTCCGGAATAAGGCCCCAGCGGGCCTTCCTCATCTGCCGGCTGCCATCCTCCAGCCGCACGATGATGTCGATTTCGGTTGTGGGGGCGATATTGTAGCGCGCCCGCAGATTGGGCCGATCGGCGGGTACGGTCAGCGGCTGGCTGAACGCCACCACCTCCTCCCAGCTGTAGGCCTGGCTAAATCGTCCGCACATTCGGCGCTCCTATCGAAACCAGCCCAGGCCGAGCAGCGCGTCGGCGGCGCCGGCCAGCAGCGCCGCGCCGGCGAGACCGACGAAGAGCAGTCCATAGTACCAGGGCAGGCGCCTCATCGCGCCACTATCGCGCGCCATGCGCCGGAGGCCAGTTCGGCGACATCCGGATGTCCTCCGATCTGCACACCGTGCAGCGCAGGCGCCGCGTAGTCGCGATCGCCGGGAAGGGCATTGCATCGTGCGTTCGCAGCTGGTCGAACGTCAGATCGGCGTGATGACCGCAGGCCTTGCACCAGACCGTCGCGCCGACCACGCCACGCTCTTTCAGGTATCCGACGGTCGGCGGTTTCCGGGGCTCGGTCATAAGTAAAACGTAGTAACATTGCAGCGGCCGCCGCGGAAGGGCGGCGATTGCGAGGCCGGTGCCGAACCGGTATTGTGCAGGCACAGCGTAGGACGCGCTCCCTGATGGGAGATCGCGCGTGCCAGCATCGACCTACGCCGGCAATCACATCCTCGACCTGCTGCTGCGCGGCGTCGCGTTCGCCGCGCCGGCACGCGTCTGGATCTCGCTGCACACGGCCGATCCCGGCGTGACCGGTGCCGCCGAGGTGGCGAACGCCGACTGGCCGGCCTACGGGCGGCAGGATCCGGCGCAGGGTGGCGCCGTCGGCGGCGGCTTCGCGGCGGCGGTCGGCAAGGCCACCGAGAGCGCGCAGCAGATGCTCTATGCCGCGCACAACGGCACCGGGCCGATCGTCATCACCCATTTCGGGATCTGGGACGCGCCGGCCGCAGGCAACCTCCTTGTCTATGGCTCCCTCGCCGCCGCGAAAACGATCCTGCCCACGGACGAGGTCGTGATCCGCGCCGGCGAGCTCGACGTGACGGTGACCTGATATGGACATCTCGCGCGGCGCCGTCGGTGGTGATCTCGTCAACACCTTTCCGGTCAACGGCAGCACCTGGTTCGTCGACGCCTCGGGCATCGCCATCCTCGCCTGCCAGGCCGCGGCGACGGCCGTCGCGCGCCGCGGCGCGTTGGGCGCGAGCTTGAGCACGGTATCCGGCCAGGCACTGGCACGCCGCCGCCGCGCCGCGGTGCCCGTCGCCGGCATCGACATCGGCGCCTCGGCGCTGGGCCGCCGGCGCGCGCAACTGCACGGGCAGGCCGACGCCGCGATCGACGCCTCGAGCATCGCGACCAGGCGCGCCTCGGCCGCGAGCTCGGCGACGATCGAGATCACCGTCGTGCCCATTCTCAAATGGCGGTACCGGCAGCGCGCGCCGCGCGAGCGCGTCATCGTGGTGCCGATCGAGCGCGCTGCGCGCGCCGTGACGGAGCGCTGACCATGCTGTCGTACCAGCAGTTTCGGAAAACGCCCGCCGAGCGCCTCGACTACGATCTCGACTACTCGGCCTGGCTCACCGCGAGCGATCGGATCGACACCGCGGTGGCGACGGTGACCGACGCCGGCGCGACGGTCGACACCGTCGATATCGCCGACACGACGGTCAAGGTCTGGGTCGCCGGCGGCGCAGCGCCGGAAAACGCCCGCATCAACGTCAGGGCGACCACGCTTCAGGGGCGGGTCAAGGACGTGACGTTCACCCTCATGATCCGGGAGCGCTGACCCATGGCCGGGCCGGTCTTTTCGAACAATGCAACCTCGCTGCTGGCAGCCTCGATCACGTCGACCGCGACGCAGCTCACGATCGCCTCGGCCGACGCGGCCCGGTTCCCGGCGCCAGGCGCCAACGAATGGTTCCCGGTCACCGTCGTCGATGCCGGCGGCAACATGGAGATCATGCGGTGCACGGCGCGGACTGGCAACGTGCTGACCGTCGTCCGAGGCGAAGAGCAGACGTCCGCCAAGCCGTTCGCCGTCAACTCGCGGGTAGATCTCCGTCCCACCGCCGGCGCGCTGCTCGCCAAGCTCAATGCGTTGGATTTCAACGGGCAGTCGGTGCTCGATCGGCTCCTGACGGTGGACGGGCCCGGATCAGACCTCGACGCCGACACCCTCGACGGCAACCACGCCGCTGCGTTCGCCAAGCTGGTCGGCGCGATCTTCGACACGGGGATCTCGATCAATGGCGCGGCCGGCACGAACCGCACGATCGCGTTCTCCTCGGCCGGCAAGACCCGCTGGATGCTGGGGGTCGACACGGTCGCCGAGGCCGGCGGCAATACCGGCTCGCGTCTGTTCGTCAACCTGCACGACGACGCTGGCGCTTACCTCCGCACCGTGCTGATCGGTGATCGGGTCAATGGGATGGCGCCTCAGGGCCAGTGGGATTTCGCCCACAACGTCTCTGTCGGAACCCTGCAGTCGAAGACCGGCTCGATCGGCGTCAACACGCCGGGCAACGGGCGCGTCGAACTCGCTGCGGGCAGCTCGTCGAATCCCGGGTACGTGGCGTTCCTGACGGCCGACGGCACGCGCCGCGGGTTCATCGGCTGGCAGAACGGCACGAACAATCTCGCGGTTATGAGTGAGAACGGCTGGAACTACAATTTCAGCCAGGTGCCGCTGTTTGCTGGCGTGCGGGCGCCCAACCGCGGCGAGGATGTGCACTTCCGAGACGTCACGGCGACACGAGGTGATGCATCCGGCGTCATCTACTTCGGCAACACGGGGCTCCGGTACCTGTATTACGACGGATCCGGCGGCTATCACATGCCGGGGGCCGAGCTCTGGGTCAACGGCCAGCAGGTCCGGACCTGGGGCAATACCTGGGTCCCTGACGTCCTGACCTATCGTGGCGTCGGATCCTACATCTATGCGGCGCTCGGCAACTGGTATGGGGAGCAGAATTTCGGCCAAGGCGCAACGATCGGCGGCGACCAGCTGCGCATGCCGGCCCATCCCCTCAGCTATGTCACAGCCAACGCCGGCGGCATCGATGTTGGATTCGGCACCTGGCGGTGCATGGGCAACGCGATCGTCGCCGGTACCGGCGGCCAGAAGGCCTGCTATCCGACCCTCTGGGTCAGGATTGCCTGAGTGAGGATGGCACGATGAAATACACCACCGTCACCGATCTCGTCTGGGCCAATGAGGCCGCCACCGCGATCAGCTGCCGGGTCGATTTCGAGGGTCTCGGCATCGTGCCGTTTACGGCGGCGGCCGGCGATCCCGAAGAGCACGGCCGGCTGATCTATGCGCGGGCCATCGCAGGCGACTTCGGCGCCATCGCCCCCTATGTTGCGCCGCCGGCCGAGCCGGAGCCCGTGCCGGACGAGATTTCGAACCGGCAGTTCTGGCAGCTCTGTGCGATCCGCACCCTCATCTCCGAGGCCGAGGCCGAGGCCGCGCTCGGCGGTACGATTCCGGCCGACATGCAGACCAAGGTTGATCAGTTGCCGGTCGAGCAGCGGTTCGCGGCGCGCATGCATCTCAAAGGCTCGACGGTCTTTCGGCGCTCCCACCCGTTCACCTTGGCAATCGGCGCCTTCATGAACTGGACCTCGGCGCAGATCGACCAGTTCTGGCGCGACGCCAGCGTGCTGTGAGGGCGACATGGCCCGGATCGACATCACCGGCTTCAGCGGCGAGCAGCCGAGGGTGCTACCCTCCTTGCTCCCCGATGCTGGCGCGCAGGAAACCTGGAACGCCCGGCTGGACGATGGCGGCCTGACCCCGACCAGGAAATCGAAGAAGGTCGGCGAGGTGCCGGTCGGCCACCGCACCGTCTATCGCCACCAAGGCGTCTGGCTGACCCGGCCCGGCGTCGTGCAGTTCGTGCCGGGCGCGGTTGCGCAGGACCGCCTCTATTCCACTGGCGACGGCGTCCCGAAGATGCTGGTCGCCGGCATCGAATACCCGCTGGCCGTGCCGCGGCCGGCCGGCGCGCTCACGGCGACGGCCGCAGGTACCGGCACTGGGGACATCGCGACCCGCCTCTACGTCTACACCTCGGTCACCGATTTCGGCGAAGAATCCGAACCGTCGCCCGCCAGCAACGACGTCAATTGGCAGGCCGGACAGACCATCACCCTCACGGGTTTCGCGTCGCCACCGGCTGGCCGGGCCATCACGAAGCAGCGGATCTATCGCTCGCAGACGGGCAAGGCCGGCACCTATCTGTATTTCATCGCCGAGCGCGCGGCGTCGAACGCGCCATTCGCCGATACCGTCCCGGTCGACCAGTTCAAGGAGCCGTTGCCGAGCGCCGATTGGAACGCGCCGCCGGACGAGCTCTCCGGCCTGGTCGCGATGCAGGGCGGCATGATGGCCGCGTTCGTCGGCCGCAAGGTCTATTTCAGCGAGCCATGGCGGCCGCACGCGTGGCCGGAGAAATATGTCATCACCGTCGACACGCCGGTTGTCGGCCTCGGCGCGATCGGCTCCTCGCTGCTGATCATGACGGAGGGCCAGCCCTATATCGCGGCCGGCCAGCACCCTTCGCAGATGGTGCAGCAGCGGATCCAGGCCAACCTGCCCTGCATCAACGCCCGGGCCATCGCCAATCTCGGTTTCGCCGTCTGCTATCCATCGGTCGACGGGCTGGTCGCGCTACGCGCCGATGGGGCGGCGAGCGTGGTGACGGCCAATCTGTTCAGGCGCGAGGACTGGCTCGCGCTGTCGCCGGCGACCGCCGTCGCAGGGCAGCTGGCGGGCCGCTATGTCTATTTCTACGACATTCTCGACCCCAGCGGCGATCGCCGCGCAGGCGCGTTCGCGATCGATCTCGGCGGCACCGCCTTCCTGGTCCGACATTCCGTCCAGGCCAGCGCGGCGTGGCACGACGTCACGACGAGCCGGCTCTATTACGTCCAGCCGGATTCGGGTGACCTCCTCGAATTCCAGCCGGTCGACACCGCGCCCGGGATGCTGGCCTGGACGAGCAAAGAATTCGTGCTGCCGAGCCCCCAGAACCTCGGCGTGCTGCTCGTCGACAGCGCCGCGCAACTGTCGCTCGCTGATCGCGCCGCGCTGGCGGCCGAGCGCGCCGAGCTGATCGCCGAATTGGCCGCCGCACTGCCGACCAGCGACCTCGGCGCGCCCGTGAATGTCCGCCTCGTGAATGAGATGCTCGTCGGCGGCGACGACTACACCTATCGGACCTCGCTCGACAACGGCGAGCAGTGCGAGGTCATCGTCAAGGCCGATGGCCGTGTCGTGGCCACCGCGCGAACGCTCGACACGCCAGTGCGTCTCAAGGCGGGCTTCCTCGCGCGAAACTGGGAGCTCGCGGTCCGCACCAACGTGTCGGTCAAACGCATCACGATGGCATCGACGATGGCGGATCTGCGAGGCGGCTGATGGACGATCTGACCGAAAAGGTGTGGGCCCTCGACGGCAGCCTCGCCCGGGCGCGCGAGCGGGCCGCGGTCCGGCTCGAAGATCTCGCCGGCCTCATGACGCTGGCGGGCAAGCTCCAGTCCTCGGCGGTCACCGCGGCGCCGACGGCGGCCCAGCACAATCAACTGGTCCGTGACGTGCACGAGCTGCACAATCGGCTGACCGAGGTCGTCGAGGCGTTGCAGCGGCGGCTGCTGGCATGAGGGAATCGGAGATCCAGCGCGCGGTGATCGAGCATTGGCGCGCGCTCGCCACGCCGGGCACACTGGTCGCCGCGATCCCGAACCAGCGGGCGCATGGACAGTACGGCCTGACGCCGGGGCTGCCCGACCTGATGTGCCTCGGGCAGTTCGGTGTCGGCTTCATCGAGCTCAAGACGGTGCGGGGCAAAGCGAGCCAAGCACAGTTGGCGTTCCGCGAGCTCTGGGGACTGGTGCGCAAATCCAACCGGCGACCGGGCATCGGGCGATGACATCGCGCTATCTCTACGAGCCGCAGTCCCGCATTCTCCTATGGGCGCGCGAGGCCATGCGATATCCGCAGCCGGGATTCCAGTTTCGCTCCGACGCCCAAGGCATCGCGCACGAGCGTGACGGCGCGATCATTGGCGCCGTCGTCTACGACACCTGGTCCGATGGTGACTGCCTCACCCACGTCGTGTCCGACGGCGGCCGCCGATGGTTCACGCGAGAGTTCTGCGTCCGCGCCATGGCCTATCCGTTCCACCAGGTCGGAAATCGGCGCATCACGGCGGTCGTGTCCGAGCACAATGCCCCGTCGCTGGTCATGTGCCGCAAGTTCGGCTGGACGCAGGAGGGCCGCTTGCGCGAGGCCGGGCCCAACGGCGAGGACATGATCGTGTTCGGCCTCCTGCGTCGCGAGTGCCGATGGATCGGCCCGGCCGGAGCGGATATAGTGGCGCCCGCCGCAGCGTAGGACGCGCTCCGTATAGGAGAGCGCCTATGGGCAAATCCGCACCGTCCGCCCCGGCCCCCGATCCGCAAATCGGCAAGGCCGCCTTGATGCAGGCCGAGACCGGCGAGAAATGGCTGGCCTTTAGTCGCGACGCCTTCGCGCAGAGCAACACCCGGCAGGCCGAGCTCGACGCGCTGACGAAGGACATTAGCCGGCGGCAGATGACGCTGGCCGAGGATAACCAGGCGCTCGCGCGTCAGGTCACCCAGCAGCAGATGGGGCTGGCCGACGAGCAGGCCCGCTACGCCCGCGAGGACCGCGAGCGCTACAACACGGTCTTCAAACCAATCGAAGACCAGTTCATCGAGCGCGCCCGCACCTATGACTCGCCAGAGCGGCAGGCCGCCGCAGCCGCGGAGGCCCGGGCCGACGTGCAGAGTGCGGCCGCCCAGCAGCGGGAAAGCGCGCAGCGCGAAGCTGCATCGATGGGGCTCGACCCCTCCTCGGGCCGGTTCCAGGGCCTGAACCGGTCGCAGGATCTCGGTACCGCGCTGGCCTCGGCCGGCGCGCAGAACACGGCGCGGGAACGTGTCCGCGCCACCGGGCTCGCGCTGCAGGCCGACGTCGCCAATATGGGCCGCGGCCTCCCGGCGCAGTCCTCCCAGGCCGCCGCCCTCGGTCTTCAGGCCGGCTCCTCGGCGGCCTCGACGTCGGGCGCTGCGGCGACCACGGGCATCAACACCATGGGCCTCGGCCTCGGCGCCGCGCAGACGAACCAGGGGCTGTTCAACAGCGCGACCGGCATCATGAACAGCGGCTTCGGCGGCGCCATGCGCGGCTATGCCGGCCAGGCCGACGCGCTGAACCGCCAGTACCAGACGCAGGTCGATGCCTGGAAGACGTCGCAGATGATTGCGGCCCAGTCGGCGTCGGGCTTCGGTGCCGCGGTCGGCGGGCTCGCCGGCCTCTTCCTCTCCGACGAGAATGCCAAGGAGCGGAAGACGCCATTGCCCGAAGGTGCCGCGCTCGAAGCCGTGCGCGAGGCGCCCGCCGAGGCATGGAACTATAAGGAGGGTGCCGCCGACGGTGGGGCCGAACGGCACGTCGGTCCGTATGCCCAGGATTTCCAGGCCGCGACAGGACTCGGCGACGGCCGCTCGATCGCGGCGCAGGACATGCTGGGTCTGCATCACGCCGCCATCATCGACCTCGATCGCAAGGTTGACGCGCTGGCACAGCGGTCGGGCGTGGCGAAGCGGGGCAGTCGTGATCAGCGTGGCTCCGCCGAGCAGCCTGGCCTTGGCATCGTCATCGCCGTCGAGCGGCCGTCGCGCGGCAAGCACGAGAAAAGGGAGGCTGCCTGATGTTCGGGCTGGGATTGGGCGGATTCGTTCAGGGGTTCGAACGCGGGCTGTCGGCGCGCGAAGGCTTCGAGGATCGGCGGGAGCGGCGCGCCGACAGGCAGGAGCGTCGCGAGGAGCGCGCCCGCGAGCGCCAGAACCAAGAGCAGATCGCCGGTATCGGTCGTGCCGCCAACGAGGAAATCGCTGGTGGCGCCAATCGCGAGGACGTCGAGGCCCGGTACTGGCGGCAGATCCAGGACGAATATGCGCGGCAAGGACGGCCGGACCTCGCGCGCCAGTTCCAGCAGTGGGTGCGCGGCGACGAGGCGCAGCGCGGCGTCCGGCATTTTCAGAATGGCATGGTCATGTTCGAGATGGCGCGTCGACCTGATGGCACGTTCGATCCGGAGGTCATGAATCGAGGCCTCGCCGAGCTTCGCAGCGCGCAGCGACTCAACGCCTATGGCGGCGACCGCCAGTTCGATTTCCGCCCCATCGTCGAGGGCGAGGGCGACCAGGCGCGGACGATAGGCTATCGGGTCTCGTTCCGGGGCGACGACGGCAAGTCCGTCGAGCGCGACATCGCCCCGGGCGATATCCCCCGCGCGGCGGCCCTCCTGTTCAACCCGCAGCAAGCGTTCGAGGATCGACGGCAGCAGGACGAGCGCCGCGCCACGGAGCGCCGCCAGACCGCGACGACCGAGCGCCAGGACTGGCAGAAGGCCGAGGAGCAGGTGCGGAAAGAACACGAGGACCGCCGCTCCACCGAAGCCGACGCCGGACCTCGCAGCCCGGGCGCGCCGGCACCGCTGAAGCCGTGGGACGAACTGCCCGAGGAAGAGCGCGATCGCCGCATCCGCGAGCGCGTGCAGACCCGGACACCGCCGTCCCAGCGACAGCCCGGCCTTGCCGGCGCCGGCGGTCCGAGTGCGCCGGCTCCGCGATCTGGCTTCGATCGGCTGACCGGCCAGCCGGCTGGTCCCACGGCACCGCCGGCGGCACCGTCCGCCGCGGCGCGGCAAGCACCGCCCGGACTGACGACCAGCGTGCCGGCGCCCACGGCCGGGCCCGGCGCCACGAGCAGGTCGGACGATCCGGCCGCCGCGGCGCAGGACGCGCTCCAGCGCGGCGAGTCGCCGGATATCGTCGCCCGCGGACTGCGCCGCGCCGGTATCCCGCTCGACCAATGGCCTGAATCGTTGCGGGCGGCTGTGGAGCGGCGCCAGCAGCAGATGCCCGCGGCACCGAGCGGCATCGATGCCATCATGCCGCGCAACAGCATGATGGGGCTGCCGCGATGAGCACTGGATTCTGGGGAGGTTTCGCCGGGGGCCTCAATGCCGGCGCCTCCCTCCGCGACCGCTTCGATGAGAGACGCGAGCGTGGAGGCGGGCTGCTCGACAGCGCTCCGTTGCGCGGGCTGCTTGGGGGCGAGGAACGCGAGCGCCGAGATCGCCCGCCGAGCTCGGGCGACGGCGACGTGCAGGCTTCGAGCGGCGCCTCGTCGACGAGCTCTCCGCAGGGCGGAGACCGCTCGCTGCGCGCCGATCCGCATCAGGTCGGTCAGATCGCCTCTTCCTATGCGGGCGAGCTCGGCGCCGACGCCGCGATGCAGCGCAATCTCGCCATCGTGGTGCAGAGCTCGGCCAAGAGCGAGTCGTCCTTCGACCACACCGTCACGCACGATGGCGGCATTGGGTACGGCATGTTCGGGCACAACGGTGATCGGCTGCGGGCGATGAGGGCATATGCTGGCGCGGATCGCCCGGACCCGGCCTCGCAAACCCGATTTGCGACGCGCGAGCTATGGGATATGGCGCAGCGCAACCCCGCGATCGCCCGTGTCCTGGCGAACCCGAACGCGTCGCCCGAAGATCTGACCCGCGTGCAGATGCATTTCGAGCGTCCGGCGGGTTACCGGCCAAACGCCCCGGAGCGTGGTCACCGCTGGGGCGACCGCCTGACGAACACCCGCTTCTTCATGGGCGGTGGTGGACAGCCCCCGGGCCAGGCCGCCATCACTCCGCCCTCGGACGTGATCCCGCTGCGCGTGCGGCCGGGCGAGGTGACGATCGCACCGCTGTTTCCGGTTCAGCAGCCCGGTCAACAGCCGGGGCCGGCCGCGCCAGCTTCAACCAGCCAGGTCGAGCCTCCGGAGGAAGGCGGCGCGCCGGCCCCGGCGCCGCAAGCTCCGCCCCAGCAGGTGCCGCAGCAACCACGCGGCCCGGTCTATGACAGCCGCGGCATGCTCCAGCCGCAGTATGGCGGGCTGTCCGGCACCGCGCGCGCCGAGGCTGCTCGAACCGGCGTGGCGCCCGGCGCCTATGCGCCCGGACTGGCCGGAGCCGATCCCGCCGAGGAACAACGGCGCCGGCGCGGCTACTAGCCCTGACCGCGGTCGATCGGATAGCCCGCGGCTTCGAGATAGGCGATGAGACAGCGCCTCAATGCCTCCGGTCGTGTCGGCAGGTCTTCGGCCTCTCGGCGATAATTGTCGAGTGCGCGCACGACACCGGCCGGCAGACGTACACTCAATAGTGTGTCAAGGATCGCCTCTTTCATGCTGACATGACATCAAGATTTCACCGTGCAGTCAATAGATTGCACCTGCCCCGCTGTAGTGGTGCGCACTATAGTGTGCGGGCGGTGGGGCCTTTGGCGTGAGGCGTCACCGCTGCTCGGACCAGGGCGCGGCTTCGGGGCGGACCGCCGGCCGGTGTGCGGACCGCCCTTGGAGCCCGCCCTGTGTCCGAGCGATATCGCAACCCCGACCCTATCCGTGTTGCCCCCGGCGAATTGACGATCGCGCCGCTGTTCCCGGATGCCCAGCCGGCGCGCCCGGCACCGCAGGGGCCGACCCCCGAGCAGATCCAGGCCGCCGAGGAGGCCAAGCGCCGCGACGAAGAGTTGCAGCGCTGGCAGCAGGAACAGGAGCGCACGGCCCCGGGCCGTTATGAGCTGGTGCCGCGATCTGAGCTCGAGGCGCGCCAGGAGCAGTGGCGACGCGAGAACGCATCGCGCGGTGTATCCGGCGACGCCTGGCGCGGCGCGAAGCTGGGCTTCGATACCGCAACCAATGCGCTGCGCGAGATCGTCCGTGCCATCCCGAAGGTCGGCCCCGCCATCGTGTCCGGCGTCGACGCCATCGACCGGTGGCACAGCGGCCGCGACAGCGAGACGCTGGTCAACGAGCGCCGCGACATGCTGACCGCGGAGATGACCCCGGAAACCCGGGCCGCGCGCGAGAAGAAGTGGATCGACGAGAGGCAGAACCCCGACGGCAGCACATCCTATAGCATCGGTGGGGCCTGGACCGATCCGCGGGCCTATCTGTCCGGCCTGACCGAGTCAGCCGCATCGACCGCCATCACGATGCTACCGGCGGCGGCGCTGGCCCGGGGCGCCTATCTGTCCGCCGTCGCGAGGGGAGCCGGCGAGCGTGCTGCCGCAGTGGCCGCCTCTCGGACTGCGCTCGTTGCCGGCGGCGTCGGCGAAGGCATGATTTCCGGCGGCCAGACTGCGGCCGAGATCCGCGAGCAGATCGGCAAGCTGCCGGAGGCCACCCTCAACCAGTCGGAGGCCTATCGAAGCCTCCTTCAGGCCGGGCGGTCCCCGGCCGAGGCGCGCGCGGCTCTGACCGACGATCTCGCCACACGCGGCATGCTGATCGCCGGCGTCGCCACCGGCCTCTTCGGTGGTCAGGGCGATCGCGTGCTGGCGCGCATCGTCGCCGAAGGCGTCCAAGGCGGCCTCGGCCGCCGGATCCTGGCCGGCGGCGCCCGCGGTGCAGTCGCCGAGGGCCTGCTGGAGGAAATGCCGCAGTCGGCGTCGGAACAGATCGCGCAGAACTATGCGATGCAGGGCGCCGATCCGACTCGGCGCCTGATGCAGGACGTGCCGAATGCTGCCGCTGGCGGCGCCGTCGTCGGCAGTCTCATGGGCACAGGGTTCGGTGGCGCCGGTGGCGCGGCCCGCCAGGCCTCTGGCGCACCCGCCGAGGCGAGCGCGCAACCCGAGGCCGCGCCCGCGCCGCAGCGCGCGCCGATGTCGCCGGAGGAGCGTGGCACTGCCGCCGGTCTGGGCGATCCCTCGGCACCGCGCGGACCGCTGGGGGCCGCCATCGACCATGCCACCCGCCAGACCGGCCAGCGGCCGACCGCTGCGCCGGCCGGCGCCCCGGCCATCGGGGCGGACATCACGGTCAACGTGCCCGGCGGCGAGCAGATCGCAGCCCGGGTCGAAGGCTATTCGCCCGATGGCGAGGCCATGGTGCGCGCGGATGTCGCCGATCCGGAGACCGGCGAGATCCGACGCGAGACGCTGCAGGTCCCGCTCTCGGCCATCGCCACGCCTGGCACCGGTCGGACGCCGGCCACCGAATCCAGCACCGCACCGGCGCGGGCCGACACCGCGCCGCTGGCCGAGCGCCCAGCGATGGTCACGCAGCCGGGCCAGCGCGTGCTGATCGACGATCCGACCGCCGCCGGCCTCGCCGGAGCCACGGTGCAATCGTTCGAGGCCGGCGGCACCGAGGCACTAATACGGCGCGATGACGGTGCCGAGATGCAGGTGCCGACCACGAACTTGCGCGTCAATGGTCTCTCGCAAGCAGCGATCGCCGCGCGCGAGCTGAAGGAACGCCCGCCGGTCCCGCGGGAAACGCTGGCCGGCGCCAACTCGCTCGCCCGCGAGGTTCGCGGCAAGCAGGTCGAACTGCCCGATCAGGTGCATGCTGCGCTCTACGACCTCGGCAAGCTGCGGCACGAATCGAAGCGGACGCTCGGCCGCGGCGCCCTGGATCTCGACACCGATGCGCCGATGGCCGCGCAAGCGACGCTGGCCCAGACGTTCGGCGTCTCGCCGCAGCGTCTCGCCCAGATCGCCGAGGACTATCGGTATCGCGTCGAGCGCGCCGCGCGCGAGGCCACGACGCGCACGCCGGTAAAAATGCATGCCGTGAACGACAAGCTCCTCGGGCGCATGCGGGCCGAGGATGCGCGCGAGGCCAAGGGCGCGGCGCCCCCGAGCGTCGATGCCTCCGCCAACGAAGCCGCGACCAGCCCCACCAACACGAAACCGCAGCCGACCGAGGCCCAGAAGGAGGCCGGGAATTATTCGAAGGGCCACATCCGGCTCGGTGGCATGGACATCTCGATCGAGAATCCGGCCGGCTCCCAGCGCAGCGGTACCGATCGGCGCGGCAAGGCCTGGTCGGTCACGATGAAGAGCCATTATGGCTATTTCCGCGGCACCACCGGTCGCGACAAGGATCACGTCGACACGTTCGTTCGCGCCGGCACGACGTCGCTGACGGACGACGCGCCGGTGTTCGTGGTCGACCAGGTCAATCCCGGCACCGGCGCATTCGACGAGCACAAGGTGATGCTCGGCTTCGACAGCCGGGAGCAGGCGCAGAGCGCCTATCGCGCGAATTATGCCAAAGGCTGGAAGGGTCTCGGTGCGATCACGGAGACCACAGTCGGCGACCTCAAGCGTTGGTTCGCGGAGGGCGACACGACGAAGCCGTTTGCGCCGGCGCGCGAACCGAGCGCGCCGAAGGCTGCGGAGCCGGCGGCGGCGCCTCCAGCAGCAGAACCGGCGCCTGCTCCGCCGGAGCCCGCAGCCGAGAAGCCGGCGCAGTTCGGCGAGAACAAGATTTTCACCGCCGATAAAGTCGCGGCTGCGCGCGAGCGCTTGCGAGCGAAGCTGCGCCAGGTCAATTCCGGCATCGATCCGGAGGTGCTGGTCGACGGCATGACCATCGCCGGCGCCTATATCGAGTCCGGCGTCCGCTCGTTTTCGGCTTACGCGAGGCGCATGGTCGAGGACCTCGGTCCGCAGGTCCGCCCCTATCTCCTTTCATTTTGGGAGGCCGTGAGGCATTATCCTGGCCTGGACACGGCCGGCATGACCCCGGCCGAGGAGTCCGCCCGGCTTCATGCCGCCGACATGGCGGCGCCCGAGGCGGCACAGGAGGAGAGCGGTGGCCGAGTTGAACCGCTGGATCGACCAGGCGAGGAAGCATTGGCAGGACAACCTGCCGACGCTGTATCGCGACCTGAAGCAGGCGGGGACGCTGGACAAGACGCTGCGCGCGGCGGCCGAGGCGACCTATCGCGAGACCAGCCAGCTCGAGGCGAGCGGGTACCGGCCAGACGAAGCGTTTCAGATGGTGCGGGCAAACCATCTGTTTCCGCCGGCCGAGCGGAAGGCCGAGAAGCCGACGAGCGAGGAGCAGAGCCAGAGCGAGCGGCTGAATCTGTTGCGGCAGGCGATGAGCGATCGGCCGGCGGACGAGCCGGACGAGGACGGCATCCTGACGACGGCGCGGGCGCCCGAGCTCGAGCCGAACCGGTAACGCCGCAACCCTCGGGCGGCATCGAGGCCGCCGGGCGCCCGGCGAACTACACGATCACCGATCAGGACGAAATCGGCGCCGGCGGGGCCAAGCGAAAGTTTCGTCAGAACCTCGCCGCGATCCGCCTCATCCGCCAGCTGGCCGACGAGGCACGCACGGCCACGCGCGACGAGCAGGCGATACTTGCCAAATGGGTCGGCTGGGGCGGCCTCCGCAATGCTTTCGCGCGCGATGACGGCAGCGTGGCCAAGGGCTGGGAGCGGGAGGCCGCCGAGCTCAAGGAGATGCTGACGCCGGAAGAATATCGGGCGGCGGAGAGCTCGACGCGCAACGCGCACTATACCCGCCCGGAAATCGTGCGCGCGATGTGGTCCGCCGTGCGACGCCTCGGCTTCGCCGGCGGCCAGGTCCTGGAGCCGTCTGTCGGCGCCGGCAATTTCATTGGCCTGTCGCCGGCCGCGCTGCGCGCAGGCACGCGCTTCACCGGCGTTGAGCTCGATCGACTGACCGGATCGATCGCGAAGAACCTCTATCTGGACGCCAACATCCAGGCTCCGCTGGGGTTCCAGGATCTCGCGCTGCCGGCCGGCCACTTCGATCTTGCCATCGGCAACCCGCCCTTCGGATCGGAGAGAGTGCACGACCGCCTCAATCGGCAGATCGCACAGTTCAGCATTCACAACTACTTCTTGGCGAAATCGATCGATGGTGTGAAGCCGGGCGGCGTCATGGCGATGGTCGTGACCAGTCGCTTCCTCGACAGCGCCAATTCGGCGGCTCGGCAATATGTCGCGGCGCGGGCCGATCTCGTCGGCGCCATCCGCCTCCCGAATGACGCCTTCGCAGCGAACGCCGGCACCTCGGTCACGACCGATATCGTGTTCTTCCGCCGCCGCGGATCCGACGAGAAGACCGGCAACGACGCGTGGGTCAATGTCGGCGTGCATCGTGACAAAGAGGGGCGCGCGGTCCCGCTCAACCGGTATTTCGTCGACAATCCGGCTCAGATGCTCGGCGATTTCGGCGCCTATGGCTCCATGTACCGCGCCGACGATTCGGCGCTGATCGCCCGGCCTGGGCAGGACCTCGCCGCGGAGCTACAGGCGGCCGTCGCTCGCCTGCCGGCCAATATCATGGCACCGCCTGGCGCCTTGACGCTCGAAAAGGTCGCGGTCCCCTTGACTGTGGCAGACGCGGTCGAAGGTTCGATGTTCCTGGATCCGGACGGCTCGGTGTGGGAGCGCCGGCCAGATGTCCTCGGTGAACACCAGGCACGGCCGGTGCAGTTTGCGAATGCGACGGCCGCGGCACGCGTCGCCCATATGGTCAGGGTTCGCGACGCCTTCGCGCGCTTGCGCCGCGCGCAGCTCGATCCCGCGGCCACCGACGCCAAGCTCGATATTCTTCGGGAGCGGCTGAACAAGGTTTATGACGCGTTCGTCGACAAGCACGGTCCGATCAACGCCGACGCGAACAAGCGGCTGTTCCGCGACGATCCGACCTGGCCGCAGATCTCGGCGCTTGAGGTAAATTTCTCGAAGGGTGTTGGGCCGGCCGCCGCGAAGACGACGGGCGAGAAAGCACGGCCACCCAGCGCCGATAAGGCGCCGATTTTCGCCCGCCGAACTCAACAGCCCTATGCGCGACCGACCTCGGCCTCCTCGGCAAGGGATGCCCTGGCGCAGGTGCTCTCGGACCGCGGCCGTGCCGACATGGACGAGATGGTGCGCCTCTACGGTCGCTCCGAGGCGGACATCGTCGCCGAGCTCGGCCCGCTGATCTATCGCACCCCGGCGGGCGCCTGGGAGCCCGCGGACCTCTATCTCTCTGGCAACGTCAAGGCCAAGCTGGCGGAGGCCGAGCGCGCCGTGGCGGAGGATCCCGCCTTCCGGCGCAACGTCGACGCGCTGCACGACGTGCAGCCAGCCGACATCGAGGCCGTCGACATCGATGTCAAAGCCGGGTCGCCATGGGTCCCGGCCGAGCACGTCGGCAGCTTTCTCGATCACGTAGCCGACGCCACCGGCGGCACGGCCTATTACAGCCGCGGCAACGCGAAATGGGTGCTGGTGACCCCGAAACCATCGGCCGCGGCGCAGGAGCAGTGGGGTACCGATCGGGTCTCGGTCGCCCGCGTGCTTGAGGCGGCCATCAACGGCGACCGGGTTGTCGTGCAGGACAAGTTGAGCGACGGCACATATGTGGTCAACCAGCAGGCCACGGATGCCGCGGCCGAGAAGGTAAACCGGGCGCGCGACGAATGGCGGCGCTGGATCTGGCAGGATGACGGCCGCCGCGAGCAGCTTGCGCGCCTCTACAACGACACGTTCAACACTGACATCGAGACCCGGTACGACGGCTCCCATCTGAGCCTGCCCGGCAAGGTCTCCGACGACATCATTTCGCTCCGGCCGCATCAAAAAAACGTGGTCTGGCGGGCGATGCAGTCGGGCGTCGTCCTCTTCGATCACACCGTCGGCGCCGGCAAGACGTTCGCCGCGATCGCGGCGATCATGGAGCTCCGGCGCACCGGCCGGGCCAAGAAGCCCATGGTGGTCGTGCCGAACCATCTCGTCGGTCAGTGGGCGGCCGACTTCGTGCGGCTCTATCCTGGCGCGCAGGTGCTGGCGCCAACGGAGCGGGATTTCGAGCGTGAGCGGCGGCAGCGCCTATTCGCGCGGATCGCGACCGGTGACTGGGACGCTGTGATCATCGCCCACAGCTCGTTCAAGAAGCTGGGCGTGTCGCCGGAATACGAAGCTGCCTTTATCCAGGAGCAGGTCGAGGGCCTTGAGGCCTCCATCAAGGAGCTGCGGGCGGCAACCGGCGAGAATTCCTCCCGCAGCGTCTCCCAGATGTCGAAGGTGCGCGACGGCCTGAAAACGCGCCTGCAGAAGCTGCTGGACACCGGCTCGAAAGACCGCGGCCTGGTCTGGGAAGATCTCGGCATCGATGCGCTCGCAGTCGACGAGGCGCACGAATTCAAGAACCTCGCCTACTCGTCGTCGATGCAGCGCGTCGCCGGCCTCGGTGATCCGTTGGGCAGCCAGAAGGCGGCTGACCTCTTCATAAAGGTCAGGCATCTCCTCGAATCGACCGGCGGCCGCAACCTCTTCTTCCTCACCGGCACGCCGCTCTCGAACTCGATGGTCGAGATGTACACGTTGATGCGCTACCTTGACGGTCGCGCGCTCAACGCGATGGGCCTCGCTCATTTCGACGCCTGGGCCAAAGTTTTCGGCGAGGTCGTGACGGACTGGGAGCTTTCGCCGACCGGGCAGTACAAGCTCAATCAGCGGTTCGCCCGATTCGTGAATGTGCCTGAGCTCATGCAACGCTATCGGTCCTTCGCCGATGTCGTCGCGAATGACGACATCAAGGCGATGCTGGCGGCCGAGGGCAAGCGGTTTCCGCTGCCGAAAGTCAAGGGCGGCCGGCCCACGAACATCGTGGTCGAGCGCTCCGATGACCAAGCCGCCTATGTCGGCGAGCCCACAACCGATGATGACGGCGTCACCAGATATCCCGAAGGCACGCTGATCTATCGCGCCGAGAACCTGCCGAAACGGCCGGAACCAGGCAGCGACAACATGCTGAAAATCATGTCGGACGCCCGGAAGTCCGCGCTCGACATGCGCCTGATCGATGGCTCCTATGGCGACGCAGCGGGATCGAAGGTCCATAGAGCCGCCGACGAGATGGTGCGCATCTACCGCGCCTCCCAGCACGACCGCGGCACGCAGCTCGTCTTCATCGATCTCTCGACACCGCAGGCGCAAAAGAAAAAGGAAGCCGAGCGGATCCGGGCCGTCATCGCGGCGGCCGAGGCCGGGGATGACGCCGCGCAGCAGCAGCTCGACGCGATGTCTCCGGACGAGCTCGCGGCGTTGGATGGCTCGTTCTCGGTCTACGACGATCTGAAGGCTAAGTTGATCGCGCGTGGCATCCCGGCAGCCGAGATCGCTTTCATCCATGACGCGAACTCCGACCTGCAGAAGCAGGAGCTCTTCGGGAAGGTCAGAGCGGGTCGGATCAGGTTTCTGTTCGGCTCTACCGCGAAGATGGGCGCCGGGACGAACGTCCAGAACCGCCTGGTTGCCCTGCACCACCTCGATGCGCCCTGGCGTCCGTCAGACCTCGAGCAGCGGGATGGCCGCGGCATCCGACAGGGTAATGAGCTCTTCGACGCCGATCCGGATGGGTTCGAGATCGAGATCCTGCGCTATGCGACCAAGAACACGTTGGACGCACGCCAGTGGCAGACGATCGAGGCCAAGGCCCGGTTTGTAGAGCAGCTCCGCCGCGGTGACGTGAAATCGCGCACGGTCGAGGATATCGCCGGCGAGGCCGCGAACGCCGCGGAAATGAAGGCGGCGGCCTCCGGCAATCCGCTGATCCTCGAAGAGATGACGGTGCGCCAACAGGTGCGCCGCCTCGAAGGGGCGGAGGTCGAGCACGACCGCGAGCAGCACCGGGTCCGCGCGCGCATCCGCGCGATGACGGAGGAGCGCGCCAAGATCGCCCAGGCTCTGCCGGCCGCCGAAGCCGATGCCGCGACAGCCCGGGCGAGCGAGCCGCTTGCAGCAAGCATCGAACGCGCACCGATTGACAAGCCGAAGGATTTCGGGGCCGCGGTGATCGCCGCGGCGCGCCGGGTGATCGCGGCGGGCGAGGACGAGCGCGTGCTCGGCACGCTCGGCGAGTTCACGGTGACCGTCCAGCACGTCGCCGGCGATGCAGTCAATGTCGTCCTGCGTGGCGCAGGTCGGCACGAGATCCACGTCACCGACGTCTCGGAGGCCGATGCTACCGGCCTCGGCATGAGGGCGATGAACACGGTCCGCCGGATGATCGATGCGCCGGCGCAGCTGCAGGCGCGCGCCGCCGAGATCGAGCGTCAGCTGCCGAAGCTGGAAGGTCAGATCGGCCCGTTTGAGGATGCCGCTGCGCTCGATGAAGCCCGGTCGCGTCATCAGCAGCTGATCGCCGAGCTGAGGCCGAAGCCGAAACCGGCACCGTCGGCCGAAGGCAAAGCCTCGATCGGTGACAAGCCGGTGGCGACGATCAACGGCACCGAGCTCGGGGTCGAATTCAAAGGCCCCGAGGATATGCCAGCCCTGCGGAAGGCTGCGGCGGCCTGGTATGACCGCAACCTCTTCGGCACGACCGCATCCATGGCCGACGGCACCGTCGTCGGTTTCACCCGCCGTGGCATGAAGAAGACGACCTTTGGCGGGAAGGGCGACGTGCTGTTGCGCGCGGTGCCGGCGATCCGAGCGATCGTCGAGCACGGCGAGGTCGTGTTCCGCGAGCCTGGAACCCGGCCAGACATCTTGGAACGCGCCATCGTCTCTGCGGCAATCGACTTCGCCGGTCGTCCGATTCGCCTGGCGGTGTCGATCCACAAGACCCCGCAGGGATCGTGGCAGTACGATTTCAACTTTGACAGGGGCGCCGGGAGCCCGGGGGTCGGTGTACCCGGAGGGACCGCAGACCGAGATCTGTTGGGTCAGCCTGTGTTGGAAGCCGCTCCCGGCGTCGGCGGCCCGGGGATTGGTGCCCGGTTGGCCCCTGATGCCGACGGCACCAGTGACAGCGGAGAAAGCTCCGCCGACAAGAAAAGTTTAGCCGAAACGGGCGGCGGGCTCAACCTTTTCGTGTGGGAAGGAGGGCAGAAGGACAGCGCGTCTGTGCGCGCGGATCTCGGCCGTGGGCCACTGGCCGGGCTCGTCAACCGGCTGATCGAGGCCGGCCGCATCAAGATCGTCAACCAGGTTCCGGAGGGTGTCCCAGCCGCTGCGCAGGGGTGGACGAGCGGCGACGGCAAGATCACGCTGGTCGCGCCCGCGCTGGCCGGGGGCCCGGCAATGCCGGTGCTGCTGCACGAGATGTTTCATGCAGGTGTCCGGCCGCTGATCGGTTCGACGGCCTGGGACGGGCTCATGCAGAGGCTGGGTCGCCTGCATCGCCAGTTCGAGCGTTCAGGAGGCGGCGCCCGGGTCTTCTTCGACAGGGCCCGGGCCCGCGTCGCGCGAGCGGGTGCCACGGGCGCGCTCGCGGTTGAGGAATTCGGCGCCTACGCTGTCGAAGAATACGACTCGGCGCCTCGCGCTCTGCGCGGTTGGATCGACGACGTCGTCGGTCGCGTGAAGGCGTGGGCGCTGGCGCGCTTCGGCGCGCAGCTCGGCCGCGTCACGCCGGCGCAGCTGCGCGCACTCGCCGTGGCCGCGCTGCGGTCGCAGTCCCAGGGCGAAGTTGTAGGGAGGCCGTTCAGCGTTCGAGACGGCTGGCGCCGCGCCGGTATCCCCGCGGCCGCAGCGATGCCGATTGCGACCTTCCGGAACACGGAACCCTTGAAGGCCCACGTCGATTATGCCGATGCCAAGGCAGGCGATATGGCGGCCGCTGCGCGCCTGGTGCGCGATCTCGTTCGGCCGGAGGATCTGGCCGCCGCCGCTGATCGATTCGGGAGCGGCGTCATCTATGCACCGGTCGTTGCCGAGGAGATCACAGGACGGAATCGCATCCCATCGATGCTGGCCGCCCGGTACGCGCAGGCGACCGGCAACCGCGATGCGACCGATATCGTGCAGTCGAACCGCGCCTACCATACCGGTGCCGGCCCGATGGAGCGGGTCGCGACGCGCACACAGTTCAGCGGGCCGGTGGAGCGCGGCGGCCGCTATGTGCTGGTCGACGATGTCTCCGTCATGGGGTCGACAATTGCCGACCTCGCGAACCATATTCAGGCCGGCGGCGGCGAAGTGGTCGGCGTCGTCATGCTTGTCAATGGAAGCCGCGCGGGTGTACTGACGCCGACGCGCAGCGTCGTGCGCGATATCGAAGGGAGGTTTGGAAATGCAGTCCGAGACCTCTTCCAAGTCGATCCGGCCGGCCTCACCGCCGACGAAGCCGCTTACATCCGCAACTTCCGAGACGCTGACGCCCTCCGAGCTCGAGCAGCTGCGGCAGAGCGCGAAAGAAGCGAGCGACTTCGCTCGAAAGGTGTTCTCGGGGGAGATGGAGCTTCCCCCGCGCCGGTAACGCCGGGCGATCGGCGGTATTCCCTCAACCTGTCGCGCCAGGACGTCGCCGACACAGTCAAAGGTTGGGCTACCGACATCCAGCCGAAGCTGCTGGCGACCGTGCCGCTGAACTACTTCAGCGAGCTCGCGCGCCCCGGCATGACGTCGATCGACGCCTACCTGAAATCGAAGCGCGACATGGACACCTATCGCGGCAACCGCCACGAGGCCATGGTGTCGCTCGCCGAGGACTGGCGCCGCTTTGCCTCCGCAAACCGCAGCGGTGCCGAGCAGCTGGCCGCCCTGATGCACGACGCCACGTTGGCCGGTTTCGATCCGGATCATGCCAAGGCCGAGCGCGGCCATCAGGCGCAGGAGGCTCTTGTCCGCCAGTGGCAGGCCCTGCCGCCGGCCGCACACGCGCTCTATCGCCGCGTCCGCGACGCCTATGTCGCCCAGCAGGACGAGCTCGACACCATCATACTGGCCAACGTCGACAAGGCGCACCTGGCCGCTGACCGGAAGGCCGACCAGGCCTATCGCTCCGCCGTTGATCGGGTTCGGCGCGATGGCTCGCTGCTCGAGCCGGAAAAGCGGGAGCGCATCGAGGCGCTGGATGCCAAGCGCGAGGCCGACCGGTCGCGCAGCCTCTGGGGGCATCGCGCCCGCATGACCAGGCTGCGCCAGAAGTTCGAGTCCAGCCGGCTGCCGGCGCCGTATTTCCCGCTCTCGCGGTTCGGCCGCTACTTCGTGACCATCAAGAACGCCGAGGGGCACGTCGTCTCGTTCTCGCGGTTCGAACGCGAGGCCGAGCGGCGGCGCTGGGTGCGTGAGAACTGGACGAAGATCCAGGGCGACCTGCCCGGGCTCAGCAAGGAGGAGGGCGTCATCGATAACGCCGCGGAGATGGGCGCCGCGATGGACTCCCGGATCATCGGCGAACTCTCGACCCTGCTCGACGGCGCCGGCGTCGATGCCTCGGTGATGGATGCGGTCTGGCAGCGCTACCTGTCGACCATGCCGGATCTCTCGATCCGGAAACGCTACATCCACCGCAAGGGGCGCGCCGGCTTCCAGGCCGACGCGCTCAAAGGGTTCGCCAGCCACATGTTCCATGCCGCGCACCAGATGGCGCGGCTGAAATACGGCGCCGACCTGGTCGAGGCGGTGAACGGTGCCGCCGAAGAAGCCAAACGGTCGGACGACCCGACGCGTGGCGGCACGCTGGTCAACGAGCTCCGGAAGCGACACGAGTGGGTGATGAACCCGACGGGCTCCCGGGCCGTGCAAGCCGTCACCTCGGCCATGTTCGTCTGGTATCTCGGTGCGACGCCCGCCGCGGCGATCGTCAACATGACTCAGCCTATCATGTTGGGCGTGCCGATCCTTGGCACCCGGCTCGGCGGCATGGCCAAGGCGACGGCCGCTCTGATGCGGGCGGCCCGGGAGACCGTGACCGGCCGCGGATCGATCGCCGATGCCGCCAGCCTGACGGCGCAGGAGCGCGCCGCGGTTGCGGCATTTTACGCATCTGGCCTCATCGAGCGATCGCAAAGCCATGATCTGGCCGGCATCGGCGACACCGGCGTCGAGTATTCGCCGCTGCGGCACAAGGTGATGACCAAGATTGGCTGGGCATTCCACCGCGCCGAGGTGTGGAACCGAGAGGTAACTGCGCTCGCTGCATACCGGCTGGCTCGCGAGGCCGGCCAGCAGCATCGCGAGGCGATCGACACCGCGCACGACCTGACCTGGAAGGTCAATTTCGATTATTCGAACTCGAACCGCCCGCGTGTCTTGCAGAAAGATTGGGCCAAACTCGCATTCGTCTTCCAGAACTTCCAGATCAACATGTGGTACCGGCTGTTCCGCGACGTGTACCAGTCGTTCAAGGGCGATACCGCGCAGGCTCGCTCGGAGGCGCGGCATCAGCTCGCCGGTATCATCGGCATGATGGCGCTCATGGGCGGCATCACCGGCGTCGCCGGCTATAATGTGCTCATGGCGATCGCCGGCATGGCGCTCGGGAATGATGACGATCCATTCGAATTCAAGAACCGGATCGAGAAGAGCATCGTCGACCTGTTCGGGCCCACGATCGGTGGGATGATCCTCAAGGGCGCACCGGGCCATTTGGCTGGCCTGGACCTGACAGCGCGCATCGGCATGCCCGACTTTTTCCTGCGCGCACCCGACGGCAACAAGGACGGCCGCAACTGGTGGAGGGAGTTCATGTTCAACGCCATGGGGGTCGTGCCTTCGACGGCGCTCAGCGTCCGTGGTGGCATGGAGATGATTGGGGAGGGCAAGGTGGCCCGCGGCGCCGAGATGATCGTGCCGAAAGCCATTCGCGACCTCATGAAGGCCTATCGCTATGCCAACGAGGGCGTCCAGAGCCGCCGCGGCGACGAGATAGTGCCGCGGGACCGGATTTCGGCTTGGGACGTCATCGCGCAGGCCACGGGCTTCACACCGGCTCACATCGCCGAAACCTATGAGCGCGGATCACGGCTCCGCGAGGCGCAGTTCAAGGTGCAGCAGGAGCGCCGAGAGTTGTTGAACCGCTGGGCGATGGCAGCGCGGCTCGGTGACGCCGAGGCCCGCCGCGACGCCTTCCAGCGGATCCAGGCCTGGAACGCGCGCTCATATGCGCGCGGGATCCAGATTACGGCAGACACGCTGCGCCAGTCCCTCACGGCGCGCGTCCGGGCCTCGGCGCGCCGCGATGATGGCGTCGTGATCCAGAACCAGCGGCTGTCCCGCACCCTGCGCGACGGCCTCGGTGCCCGGCTGCACTAGGACCCGTATTGGCGCAGCACGGCCGCGGCCTCGAATGCGCCGCGCGCGCCGGGGTCGTTGGCGTGGAACATGATGACCGTCGCGCCAGCTGATGCGGTGCGGCGGTTGATCGGTGTCACGGAATAGGCGCCTGGTCCAAATCGGTTGATCGTTGCCCCGGCCACCTGGGAGCCCTGCTGCAGGGAGGCCTGCTCCAGCCGGAAATGGGTATAGCCGCGGGCGATGGTTGCCTGCGCTGCGCGGCGCATGGTCTGCGGCACGGCCTGGCCCACGAACAAGAGGCCGCCGGCCTCGGTGTCGAGCCGGACCATGTTCGGCGCCAGCGGCATTTCCTGTGTGGTGACGCAGGCAGACAGCAGCAGGCCCGCCAGGCCCGCCATCAGCATCTTCTTCACGGAGGTCCCCCATTCAACCATCGAGCGCCGCGCGTTGGTGGCGCGCTGCGAAGGTTGCATGATTGCCGTGAAGCAGCAATCGTCTCGGCTCGGCGACGACGCATGATCTCCAGTCGGTGGCGTGCGGCTCATTGTGAGCCGTCCCCCGGTCTGATATCCATGGCGTCGCAGCGTAGGACGCGCTCTCGATCGGAGCGCGCCCATGACCGTCGTCATCACCCCCGACATGCTGCGGCGGATCTCGCCCGCCGCCAACACGGGCATCATCAGCCATCTCGGGCCGGCTCTGACGCGGTCCTTCCCGGCCGGCGACATCAAGACCGAGCTCCGTGCCGCCCATTTCCTCGCGCAGGCCGCCCACGAGTCCGATGGTTTCCGGACCTTGGTCGAATATGGCGGGGCCAGCTATTTCTCGCGCTATGACGGCCGCCGGGATCTCGGCAACACCCAGCCCGGCGACGGTGCGCGTTACCGCGGGCGTGGCATCTTCCAACTCACGGGCCGCGCGAACTACCGCACCTTCGGCGGCCGCATCGGCGTCGACCTCGAACGCCAGCCGGACCGCGCCAGCGAGCCCGATATCAGCGCGCGAACGGCCATGGCCTACTGGTTCGACCGTGGCCTGAACGGCCTCGCCGACCGTGACGACCTCGTCGGCGTCACGAAGAGGATCAATGGCGGCCGGAACGGCCTCGCCGATCGGCAGGCGAAGCTGATCCGCGCCAAGGCCGCGCTGCAGGGCCGCAGCGGAGCGGAGGCGGTCGCCGAGATTCAGGAACGGGCGCAGGCGGCCGGCACGGCGGCGCGTCGGGCGACGGCTGGCGCCGGCGGCGCCGCGGCGGGGGGCAGTGTCGTCGTGGGCATCCCGCAGCAGTCGGACCCGGCCGCTGGCAGCGGGTCGGTCGTTGGGGCCGTCCTGGTTGCCGGCCTGATCTTCGGGGGCGCGGTCATCTGGCTTCTGCTGCGCGCGCGCTCGAAGCGCGTCGAGCAGCGCGAGCTGGCGGCCAATGCGGCGCAGGGGGTAGGCGAATGAACGCGCTCGACGATATCGCGAAGGCGTTGGCAAAGCAGGGCGCGCCGGTACTCGGCGGGCTGATCGGCACCGCCATCGGCGGCCCGGCTGGCGCGCTGGCGGGCTCGCTTGCCGGCAAGGCGTTAGAGGCCGTGGCCGAAAGCCTCGGTACCGACCCGACACCCGAAGCCGTCGGCGCCGCGATTGAGGCAGATCCCGCCGCCGCGGCGAAGGTGGCCGGCGCCGAGGCCCGGGCCGGCGACATCGTCAAGCTCTGGGAGCTTGAGGCGCAGCGCGTCACCGACGCTCAGTCCGCGGAGATCGCGCAGGGCTTTACGGCCTGGCAGGCGATGCGTGTGCTGATCCAGATCATCGTCTGGGGCGGCTGGGCCGTCATCGGCCTCTGCGGGATCTTTGGCGGCAATTGGGGCGTCCGGCCGCTGGTGCCGATCACGGACCTTATCGGGGCATGGGGCACCGTGACGACGGTCTGGATGCTGGTCTTCCACGGCGGGCACACCGTCAAGGAGGTCCTGCCGAGCCTGAAATTCGGGCGCGGCCGATGAAGATCAATCTCGACCTTAACGCTTGGTCGATCGGCACGACCATCGTCGCCGTCGCGTTCGCCATCGCCTACATGCAGGCCGATGTCCGCGACCTCAAGGCGGAGGATGGCAGACTGCTTGAGCGAATGCGTTCGGAGCGAGTCGAGATCACAGAGCGGGTGCGGCGCATCGAGGAGCGGACGGAGCGAGACCGCGACACCATCGCCAACATGCAGGGTGATATCCGGGTTATCAGGCAGATCTTGGAGGGTGCCCGCCAGGCGCCGATCCCGCAGTTCACGCCGCAGTTCTCCCCGCGATAGGATGCCGCCATGCAGGCCGAAGACCAGCGCAAGATCCTGGTCGCGCCGGATCGGCGCGCCATCACCATCGTGTCCGAGCGCCGTCTCATCGTGGTGCCGGCGGAGCGCCGGCGGCTCGTGCTTGATGACCTCGGCCGGGTCACAGTTCGCTGATTACGGCGGGCCGGCCGTTGTGTAACAAATTGCGTAACATTGCACCCCGACCTGCATTGAAATCACTGCGATTTTCGCGCAATTCGAATCCTGATGGGTGCGCCAGTTTTTTCAATTGTCCGACCCGGACACATGGGTAACAGATTGTACCTAAGACATGGGTGACACTCTTGGCCCGAACGGGTTGTCGAGTGGCTGCAGGGTTTTCTGTTCCAAATCGAAGTAGCCGAGATCGTAGCTCATGAAGCTGACGAGCCAAATGCCCTCGTCGACTTCCTTGATGCCGACGCGCTGACCGGCGAGCACGGTCGAGACGTTGATCTTCTTTCGGTGCAGGCACAGGCGGCCGCAGGCGGTGATCATCACGTCGCGGTCATGCAGGGGATAGCTGAGCTCCGGCAGGCCCGTGTAGGGCCTGCATGATGGCGTATAGACCTCGGCCGGACACTTCATGTCGAGCCCCTCGTGAGGACGCTCGGTGTTGAACTCCTTCTGGAAGGCATCGAACCGGCCCTGCTGCTGCAGGCTGTTCTGGCCGGCCGGACGGGTCGCTTCCTTCTTCAGCGTGAGATGCATGCGCTCGTGCCGCCCATTCTGCTGCGGCTGGCCGGGCTGGATGCGTTCGATGGCAATGCCGAGCCTGAGCCACCAGACCGAGAGCCTGGACAGATTGAACAGGCCGTTCGGGCTGGCAAAGGGCACGCCATTGTCGGAGCGAATGGCCTCCGGCAGGCCCCGCTCGCGGAACAACTGCTCGAAGGCCGTGATCGCCAGCTCTTCCCGCACCGAGTCCAATGCTTCGCACATGAGCAGGAAGCGCGAGGCGTGGTCGGTCACGGTGAGCGGGTAGCAGTACTGTCCGTTGCCGAGCTTGAACTCCCCCTTGAAGTCGGCGCACCACAGCGCATTGGCGACCGCCCCTTGCGACAGCGCCGTGCCATGGGCCCGATGGCGCGGGCGCCCCGGCGGCTTCACCAGGCCGTGGCGATGCAGGACCGCATGGATGGTGCTACGAGCCGGCACCCGTACGTCGCCGGCCAACCGCCGCACGATCAGTTCGCGCAGCTTGCGCGCGCCCCAGTGCGGCTTGTCCCGCTTGAGCGTCACGATCAGGCTCTCGATCTGGCCGGGCAACTGGTTGGCATAACGCACCGGCCGGCGCGAGCGATCGCTCAGGGCCTCCTGTCCGTGCTCCTTGTAGCGGCTGAAGATCTTGTAGCCGGTCTTGCGTGAGATGCCGAAGGCCCGACAGGCCTCCGTCATCGCCTCTCCATCCAGCAGGCGGGCAACGAAGCGAAGACGCTCGTCCATGACCGAACACTCCTTCCATGGCATCCCACCCTCCGCTTCCAGAACAAAAGCGGAAACTGTAACCCATGTGTCCGGTACGATCTGTCACCTGTGTCTCAGGCCGCTCACAATGACTTAGACAGTTCGTCCCGCGTCGGTGCCAGTCTCGGGTAGCACCGGGGTAACACAGCGCTCCTTTTGAGATGTCGAATCCCTGCGGGCCGCGAGCGTTCCCTCGGGCCATCGGTCCGAGCGCGTCATTTGACGGGGCTCACCCCGCACGCTGCTTCAAACGCTGTTCCCGCCGGCGCCGCCACGGCGCATTGGCTTCCCAGTCGCCGGCCATGATGCAGCCGTAGGGCAGAACCTCGTCGACGATCTCGGCGAGGCCGTAGCTTTCGATCTGCGCGCGCACAGCCGCCGCATTCTTGTATGCGCTCGGCAGTTCCGAAATGTCGGTGAACCCGAGAAGAAGCGCGCGTCGATGGCGCGTGTCTCTTCCGCGAAGATCTCATCGTTCGTCCGGTTTAATCGACCGG